TCCTAGCCTCTCAATTGTCTTTGGAATGTCGAGCAAGACGCAGTGGTTGAGTGGGCTCTACTAAGCTGATTTCATCAGCTTTTACATCCCTACTCAACTGTGCGGAGGTGGGACGACGAAATCGAATTCTAACGAATTACCGATTTCTGTCCCACTCTCTTGTCTTCACTTGCTTATAAACTTGACCAAACACTTTCCAAGATATTGGTCTGCTCGCGACCTGGTCCGACTGAGAAGGTCGAAATGCGGACACCGACCAGCTCGCTGACACGGCGAACATAATTGCGGGCATTTTCTGGTAGGTCTTCTAGGCTGCGGACACCAGTGATGTCTTCTGACCAACCTGGCAATTCCTCATAGATTGGCTTGCAGCGCTTGAGCTGCTCCAAACTTGCTGGATAATGGTCGATTCGCTCCCCATCCAAATCGTAGGCTACACAGATTTTGACTGTATCCAGACCACTCAAAACGTCAATGGAGTTGAGAGAAAGGTTGGTAATTCCTGATACACGGCGGCTGTGGCGCATCACAACGGAGTCAAACCAGCCCACTCGACGCGGACGGCCCGTCGTTGTACCGTATTCATGGCCCACTTCGCGAATACGTTCGCCCACTTCATCAAACAATTCAGTTGGGAATGGTCCATCACCGACACGGCTCGTATAGGCCTTGCAGACACCAACTACCTTGTCAATCTTGCTTGGACCAACACCTGAACCAATCGTCACCCCACCAGCAACTGGATTAGACGAGGTTACAAATGGATAGGTCCCTTGGTCAATATCCAGCATAACGCCTTGTGCCCCTTCAAAGAGGACACGCTTGCCTTGATCCAGCGCATCATTGAGGATGACAGATGTGTCAGTCACATACTGCTTGATTTGCTGACCGTATTCATAATATTCTTCAAAAATATCGTCAACGCTCATCGCTTGGCTATCATACAATTTCTCAAAGAGGCGGTTTTTCTCAGCTAGATTCCGCTCCAAGCGCTCTCTAAAAATGTCTTTATCCAAGAGATCAGCGATACGGATACCAACACGCGCAGCCTTGTCCATGTAGGCAGGACCGATTCCCTTGATCGTCGTCCCGATTTTATTGTCGCCTTTAGCTTCCTCTTGCAGGCGATCTAGCTCGATATGGTAAGGCAGGATGACATGGGCACGATCTGAAATGCGTAAATTATCTGTGGTAACACCTTCTTGGTGCAGATAAGCCAACTCCTTGACCAGAGATTTAGGATTGACCACCATCCCATTTCCTATCACTGAGATCTTTTCTGGGAAGAAAATTCCTGACGGAATCAAGTGCAATTTATATTTTTTCCCGTCAATCACAATCGTATGTCCAGCATTGTCACCGCCTTGGTAGCGGGCAATCACTTCAGCATTGGCCGAAAGGAAATCCGTAATTTTCCCTTTTCCTTCATCTCCCCATTGGGTTCCTACAACAACAACTGATGTCATAATTTCGTCTGAGCTGCGAGAGCTCTTCCTTTCTTAATCTACAAGGCAGGAGTTTCACCTGCAAACGTATCTTACACCTTATTATAAGAAAATTTTGAATTTTTTTCAAGATTAGGTATCTTTTAAATTTGGATTTTCACTTTTGAAAGCGAATAATTCTTTTTAAAATTTTTCATTTTCACGAAATATATCCAACAAATGGAAATAAAAGTTCGGGAATTCATCAAAAACGTAGCGAATAGTTGTTTTCTGGCCTTTTTTATAATAGACTGAAAGTACTATACTAAGGACGGAAAAACATGATGACTATTGATCGTTTACTCGAAAAGCTAGACCCTGCCAGCCCGATTCTACAGGCGACTTTTGGACTAGAACGAGAATCCCTACGCGTGACAGAGGCAGGTACACTGGCTTCAACTCCCCACCCCAGCTCTCTGGGTTCTCGGAGTTTTCATCCCTATATCCAGACGGATTTTAGCGAGCAACAGCTCGAATTAATTACGCCCATCGCCTCTTCAACTCAGGAAGCCCGTCGCCTACTGGGTGCCATCACCGATGTAGCTGGACGCTCCATTCCCCAAGATGAACTCATGTGGCCCTTGTCCATGCCTCCCCAACTCCGAGAAGACGAGATTGAAATTGCCCACCTCGAAAATACCTACGAACTCCATTATCGTCAAGGTTTAGCAGAAAAATATGGCAAACGGCTCCAGACCATTTCCGGCATTCATTACAATATCGAGTTAGGAAAAGATTTGATGGCGGCTCTCTTTGAGGCTAGCGACTTTTCTTCCTTCAAGGATTTTAAAAATGCTCTCTATCTCAAATTGGCTCGTAATTTCCTCCGTTTCCGCTGGTTCTTGACCTATCTTTATGGTGCGGCTCCACTGGCAGAAGCTGGCTTTTACGATGAGCCAGTTGAGGCTCCTGTCCGTTCACTCCGAAATAGCCAGCACGGCTACGTCAATGACAAGCATATCCATGTATCATTTCGCTCGCTGGAAAGCTATGTCTCGGACATCGAGGACTATGTCGAGTCAGGCGATCTCAGCGCTGAAAAAGAATTTTACTCAGCCGTTCGCTTCCGTGGACAGAAGCACAATCGTGCCTATCTGGAGCAAGGTATCACTTATCTGGAATTCCGCTGCTTTGACCTCAATCCTTTCGACGTTTTGGGTATCAGTCAGGAAACCTTGGACACGGTTCATCTCTTTCTCTTGGCTCTATTGTGGCTGGATGATGTGACAGATAGTGATACACAGCTACAAGCGGCTCATGCTCTCAACGATGCCGTTGCTTTGTCTCACCCCTTGACGCCCCTACCTGCAGAGGCCGACAGCTCTGCTATTCTCCAAGCTATGGAAAATGTGATCCAACATTTCCATCTTCCTGCCTCCTACCGTCAATTGTTAGCACAAGTCAGAGCTACACTGGCTGAACCCAAGCTGACTCTGGCAGGGCAATTATTGCCTCATATTGAGAAAAATTCCCTCTCAGCTTTTGGACTGGTAAAAGCACGGGAATATCGAGATTACGCCTGGACCGCGTCCTACGCTCTCAAGGGGTATGAAAGTATGGAACTTTCCACTCAAATGCTCATGTTTGACGCTCTCCAGAAAGGCCTCCATCTCGAAATCCTAGATGAAAATGACCAATTTCTCAAGCTTTGGCATAGTCAGCATGTGGAGTATGTCAAAAACGGAAACATGACCTCCAAGGATAACTATGTCATCCCTCTGGCCATGGCCAATAAAACCGTCACCAAAAAGATTTTGGCTGCAGCTGACTTTCCTGTTCCGGCTGGGGCGGAGTTTTCTTCTCTCGAAGAGGGACTGGCCTACTATCCTTTGATTAAAGACCGACAAATTGTTGTCAAACCCAAGTCAACCAACTTCGGACTGGGCATCTCTATCTTCCAAGAACCGGCTAGTCTGGAAGCTTATCGCAAGGCTTTGGAGATCGCTTTTTCAGAAGACGCTGCTGTCTTGGTGGAGGAATTCATCGCTGGAACGGAATACCGCTTCTTTGTCTTAGACGGTCAATGTGAGGCAGTCCTCTTGCGCGTGGCAGCTAATGTCGTTGGAGACGGTCAACACACCGTGAGAGAATTGGTTGCCATCAAAAACGACAATCCCCTGCGCGGTCGAGACCATCGATCACCGCTCGAAATCATTGAACTGGGGGACATTGAACTGCTCATGCTGGACCAGCAAGGCTATGGACCAGATGATATCCTGCCTGCTGGTGTCAAAGTTGACTTGCGGCGCAATTCCAATATTTCTACTGGCGGAGACTCGATTGACGTCACAGACAGCATGCACTCATCTTATAAGGAACTCGCTGCAGACATGGCACAAGCTATGGGAGCTTGGGCTTGTGGCGTTGACCTAATCATCCCTGACAGCTCTGCTATTTCTACCAAGGAAAATCCCAACTGCACCTGCATCGAGCTCAACTTCAACCCCTCTATGTATATGCATACCTATTGTGCTGAGGGACCGGGGCAAAGTATCACCCCTAAAATACTGGCCAAACTTTTCCCAGAAATGGACTGATAAAACAAGAATCGCAGGGGATTCCGTGCGATTTTTGCTTGCCCACTTGTGATAAAAAAGAACTCTTACGCTTGCTTGCAGGAAAGGAAGCAAAGCTCTTTCTTGATGAAGCAAATATTCTCATCAAATCTAAAAGTGCGGCTGAATATATCAATCTTTCTCCTTCAAAAACTAGCTTTTATGTTAAAATAGAGATATCATATTGAGAAGAAAGAGAAAGGTTTATGTCGAGAAGAAAGAATTATTCTAACCAGCAGCCGGAATGGTTTAGCTGGATTTGGATACTTGCAATTATTTTTGGTTCTGGAGTGGTAGCCAGCTATCTGATCCCCATTGCTATTTTAGGAGGTATTGGCTACGGAATCTATCGCTACCAAAGACAGAAAAGAGTTCGTATTGAAGCTAAACAAGCCAGCATTGGCCGTATTGAAGATTTAAAGGCAGAGATTGGTCAGGCTGACCGCCGTATTAAAGAATTAGAAAGCTACCAAGAATACGGCAAGAAGGAAGATTACCATGATTTAGCTCTGCAAATTCTTCCCCAACTCACCTATATCAAAAACGTTGCTAAGGAATTGCGAGATGAAATTCCTGCCTCTGTCTACCAGCGCATTCAGACTAAAATTACTACTGTAACCGAGGAAATTGATAAGCAACTGCAAAAAATTGAACGAGAGAAAAGGCAAAAGGAAGCGCAGCCAAAGAAAACGAGTCTAGAAGAGCTGGCCCCAGAATTAGTCGCTACAGTTCACAATATTCAGGTAGACCATGAGGCCATTCTTCAAAAAATCTCTCAATCCGAAAGCAACAATAAGGAAGAATTGACTGCCATCCATCAGTCTCAGATGGAGCACTACGAAGATATTTTAGAAGGCTACCTCAAAATCAAAGCGTCTCCCAAAGATTTTTACAATGCTGAGGAGCGGCTAGCCAAGGCCAAAGAAGCTATCGAGCAGTTTGACTTGGACCTAGACGAGGCGCTGCGCCAATTAAATGAAGCTGATTTGAGGGATTTTGAGATTAGCCTGCGCATCTTAGACAAAGAAAAACAAACAGACACCAGCTTTTAAGCTAGATAAACCAAAGGAGAAACTATGAGCCAAGAATTTAACTTTGACATTGATAAAATTGCCAACAATGCTATCAGCAAAAGCGACAAAACAACAGAAATCATCGAATCCAACACGACTCAAGAAAATGGCCAGCTAACTTTTCTGGAAAAGCTGACTCCTGAGCAACAGAGTGCGATTACGGCTAAAGCACCTCAGCTGGTGGATAACTTCGTATCAGACCAAAATGCCTTGCTGGACTTTGGCCAATCCGCTGTCGAAGAAGTCAACGGTACTGTCAACCGTATCTTAGCCGAGCAGAAAAAATTGCAGATTCCTCAGGTAGATGAGCTCTTAAAAAACACCAACAAAGAACTCAATGGCTTTGTCGCAAAATACAAGGATGCTCAAGTGGCAGAACTAGACAAGAAGCCTAATTTCCTAGAAAAACTCTTCAAACAGAGCAAAAACACCCTTCAAGAATTCTATTTTGACTCACAAAATATTGAGCAGAAAATGGATGGCATGGCTGCAACCGTCGTCAAACAAGAAGATGTTCTGGCTCGTAACATCGTTTCTGCTGAAATGCTGATTGAGGACAATACCAAATCGATTGAAAACCTAGTTGGAGTTATTTCCTTTATCGAAGCTGCTCAGCAGGAATCCGGCAAACGAGCGCTCAAGCTGCAGGCTGAAGTTGCTCAGCTAGATATGACAACTGTTGACTACCAAGTCAAATCGCAAGAATTAGCCCGAATGACAGAAGTGGTCAATACCTTAGAGCAGCAACACACTGAATATGTCAGCCGTCTCTATGTGGCTTGGGCGACAACGCCTCAAATGCGTAACCTAGTCAAGGTTTCCTCTGATATGCGCCAAAAGCTTGGAATGCTGCGCCGAAATACCATTCCAACGATGAAACTGTCTATCGCCCAGTTAGGCATTCTCCAGCAATCCATGAAGTCTGGTCAGGTAGCTGACGCCATCTCTAATGCGAATAACGCTGCCCTGCAAATGCTCGCTGAGACCAGCAAGGAAGTCATTCCTCAGCTGGAGCGGATTTCCCAAAGCCCTACTATCGCTGTTGAGTCTGTCACCAAGCTGGCAGAAAGTCTCGTCGCACAAAATCAAGGCATTATCGAAGCTATTGATAAAGGACGGGAAAAGCGCGCTCTGCTAGAAGCGGCTGTCATCCAATCTGCAGAAACCATCAACAACTCTGTCAAACTGCGTGATCAAAAGATTATCCAAGCCCTGCTGGACCAAGGCAAAGAAGCCCAGAAAGAATTGACCACAGAATAAGTAAAGGAGCCATCCAGACTCTTTCAAATCGTAGACAAATATCAAAACTGATGTTTGTCTTTTTGTATTTTCCAAATTTTTTAGTCAAGAAGACAAAAATACACTCAACTCTTATGAAGAATTAAGTGCATTTTTTGGAAAAGTATAATTCTTTACAGACTTTTGACTGCAGCAATGGCTGCATCATAATCTGGCTCGGTATTGATGTTGTCCACATATTCAGCGTAGGTCACAGTATTATCTTCATCCAGAACTAGAACTGCGCGGGCTAAAAGGTGCCATTCATTGATGAGGACGGCATAGTCGCGACCAAAAGAATGGTCAAAGTAGTCTGATAGCATGACAGCATTTTCGATGCCTTCAGCAGCACACCATTTGCCTTGGGCGAAAGGCAAGTCAACTGAAACCGTGATAACAACGGTATTGTCCAAGTCAGAGAGTTCTTGATTGAAACGACGGGTCTGAGTTGAGCAAACGCCAGTATCGATAGACGGTACGATGCTGAGGACTTTCTTTTTGCCAGCAAAGTCAGCCAGAGTTTTCTTTGAAAGGTCAGTAGCTGTCAGGTTAAAATCATGGGCTGTATCGCCGACTTGCAGTTGTTGGCCCGAAAAGGTTACAGGATTTCCGAGAAAAGTTGTCATAGGAAGTCTCCATTCATGTTTGATAACTCCATTGTACTGCGAATAGTGATTTTTTTCGAATAATTTGACCGAAAATTTGAGAGCGACTCCATATGAAGCTTGCCTTTCAGAAATAAAGAGGTTAGGATTTTATCTTCCTAACCTCTTATTATTATTTAGACAGACCTTCTGCGATCTTTTCTAAGTTGTATTTCATCATGCTGTAATAGCTATCTCCTTCTTCTCCTTTTTCTGCAACAGAGTCAGTGAAGATTTTAGCGTAGATTGGAATATTAGTGTCTTTAGAAACAGTCTTCATCGGACGGTCGTCTACACTTGATTCCACAAAGAGAGATGGCACTTTCGTCTTGCGTAGTTTTTCAACCAAAGTTTTAATTTGGTCTGGAGTCCCTTCTTCTTCAGTGTTGATTTCCCAAATGTAGGCAGATGGCACATTGTAGGCCTTAGAGAAGTATTTGAAGCAACCTTCGCTGGTTACAATCATTTTCTTTTCTTCAGGAATGTTGTTGAATTTCTCTTTAGCTTCCTTGTCCAAAGCGCTTAGTTTTTCCACATAAGCCTTAAGATTTTTCTCGTAAGTTTCTTTGTTAGCTGGGTCTTTTTCGCTCAAACGCTTAGCAATGTTTTGAGCATAGATGATCCCATTTTCCAAGTTGAGCCAAGCATGAGGGTCTTCTTTCCCTTTTTCACTTTGGCCTTCCAAGTAAATCACGTCCACACCTTCGCTGACAGCATAGTAGTCCTTGTTTTCTTTCTTCTTAGCATTTTCTACTAATTTTGTGAACCAAGCATTACCACCTGTTTCAAGGTTGATCCCATTGTAGAAGATCAGATCCGCTTGGGAAGTCTTTTTGACATCTTCAGGCAGAGGCTCGTATTCATGTGGGTCTTGGCCGACAGGTACGATACTGTGCAAATTGATCTTATCGCCAGCGATATTCTTTGTAATATCCGCAATAATCGAGTTGGTTGCAACAACATTCAATTTTGAAGAACCAGTCTCGGTACTGCTTTTTTGACTAGAGCAGGCTGCTAGGCCGACAAAAGCCAGCAAAAGCAGAACTAAGAAACGACATTTTTTCATTGGAAATCCTCCATAAATATATTATTTTACTTTTCTTTTTAAATACCGCTGTTTTGGTGCGATAAAAAATGAAACCAAAAAGATCAGGGCAGAGGTTAGAACGATACTAGAACCTGCTGCAACATTAAAACTATAACCGATGAAGAGACCTAAAACAGATGCACCAGCCCCCAAGGCAGATGACAATAAAATCATGGTCTTGAGACTCTTGGCATAGAGATAGGCTGTCGCAGCTGGTGTAATCAGCATGGCCACGATCAGAATCGTTCCGACACTTTGCATGGCTGTGACAGATACCAGAGTCAATAGAATCATCAGTAAATAGTGGTAAAAATTCACCTTCATTCCCATAGCTTGGGCTAAGAGCGGGTCAAAGGAGGTCAGCAAAAGTTGCTTGAAGAACATAGTAATGACCAGCAGCACCAAAATACCCACGCCAATACTAATCCACATATCAAGGTCTTGTACCGCCAAGATATTCCCAAAGAGAATATGGAAAAGGTCGGTCGAACTCTTGGCAACGCTAATCAAAATGATCCCCAGAGCCAGGAAGGAAGAAAAAGTAATTCCGATAGCCGTGTCACTTTTGATAATAGAATTGCCCTTGATGTAAGTGATAATAATGGAAGCTAGTAAGCCAAAGGTAATGGCACCGATGAAGAAATTAATCCCCAAAATATAGGACAGAGCCACGCCGGGCAGCACCGCGTGAGAGATGGCATCCCCCATGAGCGACATACCCCGCAAGATGATAAAGCACCCAACGGCACCTGCCACCACTCCAATCACAATGGCCGTAATCAACGCATTTTGCAGGAAATGAAAGTCATGTAATCCTTGAATAAATTCCTGAATCATCCTAGGCACCTCCATTCATAAAGAGCTGAGAACCGTAGGTCTTCTGCATATTTTCTTTGATGAAGGTGCTCTCAGTTGATCCGAAAGCAATGACTTCCTTGTTAAGCAGCAAGACTTGATCAAAATAAGCGACTACCTTGCTCAAGTCATGATGAACAATCAAAATCGTCTTCCCAGCTTTTCTTAGCTGGCGGAGGGTCGCCATGATAATCTCTTCACTGACTGAGTCAATTCCAACAAAAGGCTCATCTAGGAAGATATATTCAGCCTCCTGAACCAAGCAACGGGCAATCAAGACCCGTTGAAATTGCCCACCAGACAACTGGCTAATCTGCCGCTCAGCAAAATCTTCTAAACCAACGATTTTCAAAGCTCGAGCAACCTTTTCCCAGTCAGACGCTTTGAGGCGTTGAAAGAGCTTGATCTTAGGATACAAACCCAGAGACACACACTCCTTGACCTTGATAGGAAAATTATAATCAATGTGAATTTTCTGCTCTACATAAGCAATCTTGCTTAATTCTTGCTTCATGGGTTTTCTGTCTAGAAAGGTCTGCCCCTCACTATCAACAATTCCTAACATACCTTTTATGAGAGTTGACTTTCCAGCCCCGTTTGGTCCGATAATCCCTGTGATAGTCGGTCCTTTTATTGTCAAAGAAATTGGTTCTAAGGCCAGCTGTCCTTGATAACTGACACTTAAATTTTTCATTTCAATCATTGTTACACCTCTTTTGTTTTAATATACATTAAAATGAAAATTAAGTCAAGTTAATTTTTAAAAAATCCTTAAAATCAATATAGGAAATATTTGAAAAAAAAAGCTAATTTTGATAAGGTTATATCAAAAGCATGAAAGTGAGAACAAGATGACACGTTTACAAGATGATTTTTATGGTGCCATTAATGGTGAATGGGCCAAAACAGCGGTTATCCCAGATGATAAGCCCGTAACTGGTGGTTTTACAGATCTGTCAGATGAGATTGAAAAGCTGATGCTCTCCACTACCGATCAATGGCTGCGGGGTGAGGAAGTTCCTGATGATGCTATTTTGCAAAACTTTATCAAGTACCATCGTTTAGCTGCTGACTATGACAAGCGGGAAGAACTCGGTGTCAAGCCTGTTTTACCTTTGATCGCGGAATACCAAGCACTCAACTCCTTTGCAGAATTTACCACAAAGATTGCCGAGTTTGAGCTGGCTGGCAAGCCCAATTTCTTTCCTTTTGGTGTAGCGCCTGACTTTATGGACGCCCGTATCAATGTCCTTTGGGCAGATGCACCAGGTACTATTCTCCCAGACACAACCTACTATGCCGATGGGCATCCTCAAAAGGACAAGCTCTTGAAAAAATGGCGCGAATCTTCCGAAGCTTTGCTGCAAAAATTCGAATTTTCAGCAGAAGAAATCCAAGATTTGCTGGATAAGGTTCTAGAACTGGATGCTCGCATTGCTAAAGTCGTTCTGTCACGAGAGGAAAGTTCAGAATATGCCAAGCTTTACCACCCTTACAAGTGGGAAGATTTCAAAGCCTTAGCACCGAATCTACCTTTAGATGCTATCTTCACCCAACTCATCGGGCAAATTCCTGACCAGATTATCGTACCAGAGGAGCGTTTCTGGCAGGCTGCCGACCAATTCTACTGCGAAGAGACTTGGCCCCTACTCAAGGCCGTGCTTATCTTTAACGCTATCGCATCAGCTGAAGCCTACTTAACTGACGAAATCCGTATCCTAGCAGGCGCTTATCGTCGCGCCCTATCTGGAACACCTCAAGCTCAAGACAAGAAAAAAGCTGCCTTTTACCTAGCTCAATCGCCTTTCAATCAAGCCATCGGGCTCTGGTATGCTGGACAAAAATTCTCCCCAGAAGCCAAGGCCGATGTCGAGCAAAAAGTAGCCAACATGATCCAAGTCTACAAGGAACGCCTCGCAAGCAATGACTGGCTGACACCAGAAACTCGGGACAAGGCCATTGTAAAACTCAATGTCATCAAGCCTTATATCGGCTACCCAGAGGAGCTGCCTGAGCGCTATGCAGACAAGATTGTGGATGAAAATCTCAGCCTCTTCGAAAATGCCCAAAAGCTTCGACAAGTGGAAATTAAGTATAGCTGGAGCAAGTGGAATCAACCGGTGGATTACAAGGAATGGGGAATGCCAGCCCACATGGTCAATGCCTACTATAATCCGCAGAAAAACCTGATTGTTTTTCCAGCGGCGATCCTGCAGTCGCCTTTCTATGACCTGAACCAGTCATCTTCAGCTAATTATGGTGGTATCGGAGCGGTCATTGCCCATGAGATTTCTCATGCTTTTGATACCAATGGCGCTTCCTTTGATGAAAATGGCAGTCTTAATAATTGGTGGACGGAGCATGACTACCAAGCCTTTACCGAACGGACTCAAAAGGTCATTGACCAGTTCGAAGGGCAGGATTCCTATGGTGCTAAGGTTAATGGCAAGCTGACCGTTTCAGAAAATGTGGCAGATCTGGGAGGGATTGCAGCGGCTCTCGAAGCAGCCAAGAAAGAAGTTGACTTCTCTGCAGAGGAATTCTTCACCAACTTTGCCCGCATCTGGCGGATGAAGGGACGCGAAGAGTACATGAAGCTTCTAGCCAGCGTCGATGTCCATGCGCCAGCTAAACTTCGTACCAATGTCCAACTGCCTAACTTTGACGACTTCTTTACGACCTTTGATGTCCAGGAAGGCGACGGTATGTGGCGGAGTCCAGAAGAGCGCGTGGTGATTTGGTAAAGGACTTCAATCATATTTAATCAAACAAAAAACCTGCTCAGGAAGGGCATTAGAGCCTTCCTGAACAGGTTTTTATAGTTCTTTGATTTCTTTCATATAGTCAGCTGTGATGATACCAGCAGGCAGAGCCACAATGGCAATTCCTAAAAAGGAAGAAATCATGGTAATAATTTTTCCAGTCGTTGAAACTGCATAAATATCACCATAACCAACCGTCGTCAGGGAGATGGTCGCCCAGTAGAGGGCGTCAAAAAAAATAGGAAATGTGCTGGGTTCAACATTAAAAATGATAAGGGCATATATGAAGATATAGCCAAGAGCCAAAAGACCCACGATCATCAAACTGTCCTTCTGCTTTTTTAAGACATTGGTCAATATTTGAACATTTTTAGAATAGCGAATAAACTTAAAGACCCGCAAGATACGAAGCATGCGCAAAATCTTAAAGAGCCGCAAACTATTATTTAACAAAAAGAGGGAAGGCAAAAGACAGAGCAGATCAGCCAGCGCCAAAAAGGTAAAAGGATAGAGGAGAGAAGAAAGCTTACCTTTTTCCAATTTATAATCGGCAGTGACGAGCCTGAGCACATAGTCAATAATAAAAATAATCGTTGATACAAAATCCAACCACATGAAGATTCCTGTGTGACTTTTTGTGGTCAGGGGGATCAGGCTGACAATAATAGTCAGGAACATAAAGACATCATAGGCTTTTTTAATCGCATTTTCCTTTTGATGGGGCTCAATGATCTGAAATAAAGTCTTCCTTGTCATCCTCAACCTCACTTTTTTAAACTTGCTTTCATTCTATCTATTTTTAAAAATAAGTCAGGGTCAAGCCGCAAAGATTTTCTTCATTCTCCTTCGTCGGTTGCTTTCAAAATCCCTTGAAAATGGTATAATAGATAGAAACGTGTCTAGAACACAGAAAAGATCGTTGGAGAGTAAATGATTATGGCAACTTACAATCACAAAGAAATCGAGCCCAAGTGGCAGAAATACTGGGCTGAGCACCATACATTCAAGACAGGTACGGACAAGGACAAGCCTAACTTTTATGCGCTGGATATGTTTCCTTATCCATCAGGAGCTGGTCTGCACGTAGGACACCCTGAAGGCTACACAGCGACGGATATCCTCAGCCGCTACAAGCGCGCGCAAGGCTACAATGTCCTTCACCCAATGGGTTGGGATGCCTTTGGTCTGCCAGCCGAGCAGTACGCTATGGATACAGGCAATGACCCGGCTGACTTTACAGCAGAAAACATCGCCAACTTCAAACGCCAAATCAATGCACTTGGTTTTTCTTACGACTGGGATCGGGAAGTTAACACGACTGACCCTAACTACTACAAGTGGACCCAGTGGATTTTCACCAAGCTTTATGAAAAAGGCCTGGCTTATGAAGCTGAAGTCCCAGTAAACTGGGTGGAAGAGTTGGGAACGGCTATCGCCAATGAGGAAGTTCTGCCAGACGGCACATCTGAGCGCGGTGGCTATCCAGTCGTCCGCAAGCCTATGCGCCAATGGATGCTGAAAATCACAGCCTATGCAGAACGTTTGCTCAATGACTTGGAGGAGCTGGACTGGCCTGAGTCTATCAAGGACATGCAGCGCAACTGGATCGGTAAATCAACCGGTGCCAATGTCACCTTCAAGATTAAGGACACAGACAAGGACTTCACCGTCTTTACGACTCGTCCGGACACTCTTTTTGGTGCGACCTATGCTGTTTTGGCTCCAGAGCATGCACTTGTTGACGCTATTACAAGTGCCGAACAAGCCCAAGCAGTAGCAGACTACAAACATGCAGCCAGCCTCAAATCAGATCTAGCTCGGACTGATTTGGCTAAGGAGAAGACCGGTGTCTGGACAGGAGCTTATGCCATCAATCCAGTCAACGGCAAGGAAATCCCAATCTGGATTGCCGACTATGTGCTTGCTAGCTACGGAACAGGAGCCATCATGGCCGTTCCTGCGCACGATGAGCGCGATTGGGAGTTTGCTAAGCAGTTTGATTTAGAGATTATTCCGGTTCTAGAGGGTGGCAATGTTGCTGAAGCTGCTTACACAGAAGACGGTCCGCATATTAACTCTGGCTTCCTAGATGGCTTGGACAAGGCTACCGCTATTGACAGGATGGTTGCTTGGCTGGAAGCAGAAGGTGTTGGTAATGAAAAAGTCACCTATCGCCTGCGCGACTGGCTCTTTAGCCGTCAGCGCTACTGGGGTGAGCCGATTCCAATCATTCATTGGGAAGATGGCACTTCAACAGCAATTCCTGAAAATGAACTGCCGCTTGTCCTGCCTGTAACCAAGGATATCCGTCCTTCTGGTACTGGTGAAAGCCCTCTAGCCAATCTGACTGACTGGCTGGCAGTGACTCGGGAAGATGGTGTCAAAGGACGCCGCGAAACCAATACCATGCCTCAATGGGCAGGTTCTAGCTGGTATTACCTGCGTTACATTGACCCCCACAACAATGAGAAATTAGCAGACGAAGATCTGCTCAAGGCTTGGCTGCCAGTTGATATTTACATTGGTGGCGCAGAGCACGCCGTGCTCCACCTTCTCTACGCTCGCTTCTGGCATAAATTCCTCTATGATCTTGGAGTGGTGCCAACCAAGGAGCCTTTCCAAAAACTCTTTAACCAAGGGATGATTCTGGGTACTAGCTACCGTGACCACCGTGGAGCTCTTGTAGCGACAGACAAGGTGGAAAAACGAGATGGTTCTTTCTTCAACATCGAAACGGGAGAAGAACTGGAGCAAGCACCAGCCAAGATGTCTAAATCTCTGAAGAATGTGGTCAATCCAGACGATGTAGTGGAGCAATATGGTGCTGATACACTGCGTGTCTATGAAATGTTCATGGGGCCACTGGATGCGTCTATTGCTTGGAGTGAAGAAGGTTTGGAAGGCAGCCGCAAGTTCCTAGATCGGGTTTATCGTCTCCTTAACTCTAAGGAGCTGGTCTCTGAAAATAGCGGAGCTTTGGACAAGGTCTACCATGAAACAGTCAAGTCTGTCACAGAGCAGATTGAAGAGCTCAAGTTCAACACAGCCATTGCCCAGCTCATGATCTTTGTCAATGCAGCCAACAAGGAAGAAAAACTCTATGTCGAATATGCTAAAGGCTTTATCCAATTGCTAGCGCCTTTTGCACCGCACTTGGCTGAAGAACTCTGGCAAGTAGTAGCTCAAACAGACGAGAGCATCTCCTATGTAGCTTGGCCAACTTATGACGAAAGCAAACTGGTTGAAGCAGAGGTCGAAATCGTCGTTCAAATCAAGGGTAAGGTTCGTGCTAAGCTAGTCGTAGCAAAGGACCTGAGCCGTGAGGAACTGCAAGAAATCGCTCTGGCAGATGAGAAAATCAAATCCGAAATCGCCGGCAAAGAAATCGTAAAAGTCATTAGCGTGCCAAATAAACTGGTTAATATTGTGGTGAAATAATCAGTTTGCTACAGCATTATAGTGATTATAAAATAGGAGGCTGGGACAAAAGTCCTAGCCTCTCAATTGTCTTTGGATTGTTGAGCAAGACGCAGTGGTTGAGTGGGCTCTACTACGCTGATTTCATCAGCTTTTACAGCCCTACTCAACTGTGCGGAGGTGGGATGACGAAATCGAATTCTAACGAATTACCGATTTCTATCCCACTCTCTTTTTTGATAAGAATTTTCCCCTAAATCGTCGGACTTTTCTCATTTTCCGACTTTCACTTGCTATCCTCATTCTTTTTATTTATAATGATTATAAATAAAAAGAAAAGAGAAAAGTTTCAGAATGGAAGAACATAAGATTGACAAAAATTTTAGTGGACGCCTGAATATTTTGCGGGCTGGAGTTTTAGGGGCCAACGACGGTATTATTTCTATCGCAGGGGTGGTCATCGGGGTAGCCAGTGCGACGGAAGATGTTTGGATTATCTTTCTATCTGGTCTGGCTGCTGTCTTTGCCGGTGCATTTTCTATGGCAGGCGGGGAGTATGTATCCGTCTCCACTCAGAAGGACACTGAGGAGGCTGCAGTGGCTAGAGAACGAGAACTCTTGGAAAAGAATCCCGATATTGCCAGACAGTCCCTCTACGCCTCCTACGTCCAAAATGGTGAGTGCGAGACTTCTGCCCAACTCTTGACCAATCGCTCCTTCTTGCAGGATCCGCTCAAGGCCTTGGTCGAGGAAAAGTACGGCATTGAGGTCGAAGAGTTCACCAATCCTTGGCACGCAGCCATATCCAGCTTTCTAGCCTTTGCCATAGGTGCAATTTCCCCTATGCTGACCATCGTTCTACTTCCAGCTGCCTATCGGATCCCAGCGACCGTCCTTGTTGTAGCTCTTTCCCTCTTGGGAACCGGCTATACTAGTGCAAAATTGGGACAGGCACCCATTAAAAATGCCATGATCCGTAACCTCACTATCGGACTTTTGACCATGGCTGTCACCTATCTCGTAGGCCAGTTCTTCTCAATTTAAAAGAAGAACTATTCAGGCCAGAATAATAAAAAGATTGAAAAGAAATTATTTTCTCTTCAATCTTTTTTGTTTTAAACTTAGATTAGTTTTGGCCAAGAGCAGCCGCCATTGTTGCTGCAACTTCTGATTCGAAGTCGTTAGCTGCTTTTTCAATACCTTCACCAACTTCAAAGCGAACAAACTCAACTACTGAAGCATTCACTGATTCAAGGTAAGCTTCAACTGTCTTGCTGTCATCCATGATGTACACTTGTGCAAGAAGTGTGTAAGCTTGGTCAACTTTAGTGTTGTCAAGCAAAAAGCGATCCATTTTACCTGGAATGATTTTATCCCAGATTTTTTCTGGCTTACCTTCTGCAGCCAACTCAGCTTTGATATCAGCTTCAGCTTGTGCAATCACTTCGTCAGTCAACTGAGCTTTTGAACCATATTTCAAGTGTGGAAGTGCTGGCTTGTCAACCATAGCGCGGCTTTCATTGTCTTGATCGATAGCGTGGTTCAATTGTGCCAATTCATCTTTAACAAATTGCTCATCCAATTCTTTGTATGAAAGAACAGTTGGTTTCATCGCTGCGATATGCATAGAAATTTGTTTAGCAAGAGCGTCATCGCCACCGTCAATCACTGAAACAACACCGATACGGCCACCGTTGTGTTGGTAAGCACCAAAGTATTGAGCATCAGTCTTTTCAACCAAAGCAAAACGACGGAATGAGATTTTTTCTCCGATAGTTGCAGTTGCAGATACGTATGCAGCTTCAAGAGTTTCACCTGAAGGCATTATCAATGCAAATGCTTCTTCGTTGTTAGCTGGCTTGCCTTCTGCGATTACTTTTGCAGTAGCATTTACCAATTCAACGAATTGAGCGTTTTTCGCAACAAAGTCAGTTTCAGCATTGACTTCAACGATAGCTGCAACATTACCATCCACGTAAACGCCGGTCAAACCTTCAGCGGCAACACGGTCAGCCTTCTTAGCTGCTTTTGCCATACCTTTTTCGCGAAGCAATTCAATCGCTTTTTCGATATCACCATCTGTTTCAACCAATGCTTTCTTAGCGTCCATGACACCAGCACCAGATTTTTCGCGCAATTCTTTTACAAGCTTAGCTGTAATTTCTGCCATTTTTCTTCTCCTATGTTTACTTATTTTAAATAAAGGGGCCGGGCTGAGCCCCGCCCCTTTAGGTTAATTGACTTATGAAAATTATGCGTTGTCGCCTTCTACAACTTCAACGATTTCTTCGATTGAGTCTGCTTGAGTTTCAGTTGCAGCAAATTCTGCTTCAACAGTCGCTACAGCGTCCTCACCTTGACGACCTTCGATAACAGCGTCAGCCATTTTCGCAGTGATCAATTTAACGGCACGGATAGCGTCGTCGTTAGCAGGGATAATCACATCGATATCGTCTGGATCAGTATTTGTGTCAACCATCGCAACTACTGGAATACCAAGTTTCTTAGCTTCCTTAACAGCGATTTGCTCTTTATGAGGGTCAACGATGTACATTACATCTGGGATGCGCGGCATGTCTTCGATACCACCCAAGAATTTTTCAAGACGAGCACGTTGTTTGTTGAGAAGTGCTACTTCTTTCTTAGGAAGCACTTCGAAGATTCCTTCTTCTTCCATACGTTTGATTTCTTTCAAACGAGCAACACGTTTTTGGATAGTTGTCCAGTTTGTAAGAGTTCCACCCAACCAACGGTGGTTGATGTAGTATTGACCAGCACGTTCTGCTTCTTCTTTTACAGCTTCAGCAGCTTGCTTTTTAGTACCAACAAACAAGATAACTGCATCGTTTGCAGCTGCATCACGCATGAAGTCATAAGCTTGATCTGCGTATTTTACAGTTTGTTGAAGATCGATAACGTGGATACCGTTACGCTCAGTGAAGATGTACTTAGCCATCTTAGGGTTCCAGCGACGAGTTTGGTGACCAAAGTGAACACCAGCCTCAAGAAGTTGTTTCATTGAAATTACTGCCATGAGTAAATTCTCCTTTTTGTTTTTTTCCTCTCTTAGATTTCAGCTCGCAGAGCTACCAATCGGCAACGGCTCCACAATTCATCTAAAATGAGTATTTCTGCCGTTTAAACGGCATCTACTATCATATCAAATTTTCTAGCTTTTGACAAGTCTTTGGGCAGTATTTTCTCGCTTTGATTCAGCCCATCTGCTAGCCATCCTTCAAGAAATTCTCACTTAAGTCAGGTCAGCCTCTTGACGAACAGGCCGTTTTAAGGTAGAATAGTAAGAGTTGCGGCGGTATAGCCAAGTGGTAAGGCACGGCTCTGCAAAAGCTTGATCGTCGGTTCAAATCCGTCTACCGCCTTTCAATACCTGACTTATCAGGAATCAACCTAATGAAAAGCCCGTAAAATCGGGCTTTTTTGATTTTCTGTTAGGTTAAACCAGACTAACTTTAAAAATATTTTGGGGCGGATTTGGGGCAAAAACAGACCGACATCGCTGCCAGTCTGCCTAAGTCCGTCAGAGCGGACATTTTCTAGATTTTCCGTTTAGAGACAATTATTTATCTAACACTATATAAAAAAGCCCCAGCCTTTTGGCCGGGGTAGATTAAAATTTAAGAAAGATATTTTTTCCGCAGTTTCCGCTGCGGTTTTTTTATTTAAACGTGCCCCAAGCCGCGCCGTAACGCTTGCCATTTTGAGTAGGGCCGGTTGCTACATAATTGCGATTGCCACTTCCGCCGACATAAGATACCCAGACAAAGCCATTAGCATCCACGATAACTGTGTCGTACTTAAAGCTTTGACCTTTGGTATATTGATCCACTACCTCTCCTGATGTATCAGGAGTACGGCGGACATTGATGGCATCCACGGTCACAGTCATCGTGCCGTTTTCGGCGTATTGATTTGAGCCAGATACGCTAGCAGCTTCGTCAGCGATTTCGCCGCTTGATTGCGCTGGCGTAATAAAGTGCGCCACGGTCTGGATGTAATCAGACACACTATAGTAGTTGCGTACAGGGTAGCGAGCGCCAGCATAGTTTTGCTCGATTACAACCAATTGATCGCCGCCGACGGATTCAACAACCACAACGTGGCCATACGGATTCCAATCTGTTCCCTCGATGGTCAAGATTTGACCACTCTGCAAGACTCCATCGTTAGTAACCATCCAGCCGTTTGCTTCCCAGTCATAGCTTGTGCCGATGTTTGCAGCGCAGATAGTATCACCAATCGCACCGCTAACATAACCGACACCAGCGCCTAGACCAACTGTGCTGTCTGGATTGATGAGAGTTTCGTAGTAGCTAGCGAGTGCATAGCACTCACCATTCCCAACAGGTGTCCCAGAGCCCACCAAAGCGGCTAAGTCTTGTAATGCTTCATTTACTGTTGTCATATTATTTTCCTCCTACTTATCAAACTGGCTAGCATCAATGATGTAAGTCACCTCACCAACAATTTGCAGCGGTGCAGGCAGCTGGCGCACATTGCTGGCATTGACCAGCACACGACCGTCTGGCATCAAAACAAAGTCAATCGTAGCTTGAGGGTGGATCTTGCCTTGAGAGATTACCTTAGCTGTAAATGTTACAGGATGCGCAGGCTTAAAACCTTCTTCGATCCTCTCGGTCAAGGTATATTGTCCATTATCCCAGCGCTGCGTCGCTGGTGTAGAGATGTGAGCCCGTACTTGAGCCTCTTCGTTGCGAGCTAGATAAAGCTTTGTCCCAAAGCCAAAGCGGAAATTTCCTTCTGCGTAATCAGTTACTTTTACTTTTGTCATTTTTTATTTTCCTTTCAATTTTTCAAACGCCGCAAACCAAAAATAAGTCGCAGCAAAAGCAAACAGAGCAAGCTTCAGCGCCTGCTCTTTTATGTTATTTCTTAGGCTCGTCATAATTTAGAGCCCGTTGACTATCAGCCAGGCCAGCTGTTGTTGGATCGTTAACAACCCCAACGAGCACCAGCAAAGCAAAGAGTACATTGATAAAGACTAAAATCTTATCAATCGTTACTCCAAACTCGAGCTTAAGGCCGAAAATGTCGCCCGCTGCCTGCAAAAGCAAAGCGATAGCGGGCACCACAGCCAGCCAGAAATTCTTGTTTTTCAGGCGCACTGTCCAGTTAATCTTATTCATACTTTCTCCTCCTTGATTGGTAGCTTTGAGAATTTCTCAAACAGAAGCTTGATAGCGCCGTTGCCGCCAAGCTCAACATAGCTCTCGTAAAGGCGGGACAGTTCTTCCAGCTCATGCTGGGTAGTCTGGCCGCGCCTCAACGCTTTTTTTAGATTTTCCTGCAGTCGAAAACGCTGCAGGCGTTGAAGACCCTTTTGAATCAAGTTTAGATCCTGATTGTTCCTGTTTCCGATATTTTGGATATTGGTCACAGACTCTTTCAGATCGCCCAAATCCTCGACTAAGGCTTCAATTCGCTTGTCAGTTTCCTTGCTGTTTTGATTGCTGCGATAGCTAAAATAGCTAGGGATAATCACGACTAAGACAGGCGTGAGCTTATCCACAAAATCTATTAAATGATTCACATTTCACCGCCTCCTATTTTTTCTCGGCTCCTTTTGCCTCCAGCTCCGCAATAATCGCATCCTCGGCGGCATAGACCGCATCCTGAAATGCCTGTTCTTGTTTCCGCACTTCGCGACGATTCGCAGCATACGCTTCGCTGTCGTTGATCCATTCGGTAAATGTGGTCACGCCCTTATCATCGATATCCGCAGTCATTGTCTTAATGACCGTATCACCAATCTTAACACTTCCGACAAGTTTTGTAGTTTTTACGATTTCTAGTGTCATAGTTATTCTCCTTCTTCTTCAGCTGGTTTCGTTTGTTCTTCAAGCAAAGCTTCCAGCTCTTCAACTTTCGCTTGCAATTCCGCATTTTTTTCTTGCTCCAGGATCAATCGAGCTTTTAGTTCAATTTCTCCCAAAGTCGAGTTATCTAGCCGATCCTTATATCCAGCTAGCATGAGATTATAAAATTTACTATCCATAGATACCTCTCTATATGATTTTGCCTTTTGGCACGTCTCCAGCCAGAGGGAATTCATCCACGGTCGTATAGCTGACCGTGCCAGTCCAGACACGATTGCCTTTCTTGTTGTTGGTATAACGAATGCTTCCGTCGGTTTCCAAATGCACAATGCAAGTAGCGTCAATAGTCGTGTTAAAATTACCGGTCAGGGTCAAATGAGCTTGTGAAATAGGCCGAAACCCGCTTGGGATTTGCTCTCTTGCTTTACCATTTTCTATGATTTCGTTGATATTGCAGATAATCCGCGTCACAGACACCGTCACCAGATTCCCGATTCGCAAAAACGTAGCGTTGACGCCCCACATCAAACTAGACTCAGCCTGCAACCTAATTTTCTGGTTTACTGTATCGATGTTGAGAGCAGAGTAGCCGTTTGAATACGCCAAATCCCACGACCCCGTACCTCCGCCTTTAAGCGAGTAGTTAAGGCGTTGATACGAAATAACATCAGGCGACACTTGCATCGTATGGATCGGCTTCTCATTGGTGTCGTAAGCGTTCATCAAAATGCCGTTTGGCAGCATCTTGATTTCTTCCTTACCTAAATTCGAGCGAGGTCCTGACTTGTTGTGGTTCGTAATCTGGATGTTGTCAGCGATCCTGATTTCACCTCTTGTGTAAGGTGTTTCGTACTCGTTGATGATTTCTCCAGAGGTTACTCTACCAAGCTTCCCGCTCAAAGCGGATAGCTCACCATCGATATTCAGCTTGTCGACTGTGACAGAGCCGTTGACGATCATGTCGCCTTTGACTTTTAGCAAACGGGCGATAATCTCAACATTTTCTGGGCTTTGAGCAATCATACTAGCCAAGGTCTGGCCATTGACGGTCTTCTCCACACTTGAGATGATGCCGCCCTCGTTGATTTTGACTTGGCTTTTTCTGAGGACTGAATTGTTTAGCTCCTGCACAGCTTGCGTGATTTGATTAGCTCGTTGATTCAGCTCCGTTTGAGAGACTTTCCCGGCGACTTGCTGAGTAATCGTGGTCAGCTGACCCTCTGCCGTGCGTTTAAACTCCGCAAAGCTGGTCTTAGTCTCGTTAAGACCAGTCTCGACTCTGCCGACTTTGTTCAGGGTCTCCTGAGCTGACTGTTTCCAAGTGTTAAAATTGGTTAATGAGCCGTTGGCCGTATTAAGGGCAGCTTGCACAGTGGCTAATTGGCCGTCAATGTTTTGCTTATATTCAGCCAATTTGGTATCTGCGTAACTTGTGGAGTCTTCTGGAGCTGGTGACCAGTCAGACGGTAGCGTCCCCTTTTCGATTTTAAGATGCTCCGCCATGCTGTCGTTTGGGGACAGGTTGATCAAGTCGCCAGTAAAATAATAGTCTGTGTTCTGCTCGATAAATTGTTTACCTGTAAACAACAAAACGGCGTCTTCCTTGTTACAATTAAACTTTACGCGTAATTCTGAGTACGGTTTTGTGATTTTAAATTTACGAGCAAATTTACCTACATCACTAATTGTTACTGCGGCACCATAAGAGCCATCTGCCCAGCGAAATTGCAACATCAATGTTGGTCTAGTTGTATTTTGGGTAGTCTTTGCTGTAAACTTGTATGTTTCTCTGTCAAAGCTTGATTTGACAGGTTTTGTGTTAAACACACCCATCAAATTCCGACCACCTACCGTTAGCTCCTCGAATCGCCTCGTCAGCCCTCGCACATCCTCGGTATGTGTAGCTTTGGCAACGTATCCAGATTCAATGAGCTTACGCTCTGCTGCCAGCTGGCGTGCGGTTTCCTCACGGGAGAAAGTGCGGAGAGCTTCTGATCTAGTGCCGTCTGCGTTGACATAGGCTTGCACAGCCGTGAGGTCTATACGCAAGCCTTGAGCTGTCCGTTCAAAGACTGCCTTAGCCTCGGTGATGAGGCCTTCGGTATCTTCTGGGGCTGGTGACCAATCTGTCTTGAATGAGCCTTGCTCAACCTTGACTTCCCAGACTTTTTTGCGAGCATCCTTATGATAAGTATTGACTCGTAAGTGATAGGTTCCGCTTGGTTTGTTCCAGATAAATTTGGTACCGGTCGTTCCAGTATCCGGCCCTGAAACTATTTGTGTTACTGTCCACGACTTATTCAAAAACCAAAGAATGACATTATCACTTTCTAGCAATGACTGGTGGTTATTAGAGAATATACCATCAGTTTTACCACTGATAATATATTGCTTGCCTTCTTCAAGATATATTTCAGATGCATAGAATACTTGCCAATTATCAAAATTCGATGGTTTCTTATCAGGTTTAAATTCTCCCTTTGAGCCTTTTAATAGATTCCGCCCGCCAACAGAAATTCGACTAATCTCCTCACGTATCCTGCCAGCTTCAGCCGTGACCAAAGCCTTGTCAGCCTTGTCCTTGGTCGCATTGAGGATTTCCTGACGAATTCCACTCGCTCGCACATCAAATTCAGCTGTGCTGAGCTTTTGGTTGAGCTTGTTCTGCGTGTCTGTCTCAAGCGACTTGACAGATGCCGATATCCTATCTGAGAGCACAGTCAAGGCGCTGCTGTCTGCTTTGGTTTTCATCCCCTCAGTCAAGCGGTTGATCCCAGCTTCGATTGAGTCGGCTCGTTGCTTAAAGCTGGATTCGACGGATGAGATTTGGCTTTCGACATCCTCGGGAGCCTCTGAGTAAGGTGTATCTGTGTCGCTTACTTCAAATTTTGGCATCCAAATCCAGACCGTGTCCGCTCTGTTGATATTAAACAGCCATTCGTTTGTCGTTAGATTGGACAATCCCGTCCAACTTTTCGGCAGCTTAACCACATAACGCTTGACTTCCGTTGTCAAAGTCACATTCCCGTCTTTAAAACCAATGTATCCAAGCCTAGAGCGTAAAATCGTTCCAACATTTTCAGCTTTGGCATAAAAGCTGATGGTCACCTCTTGATTGGTCATGCTTCCAGGCGCTACTTTGCCATACTGGCCAGTAGCTGGATAAGTGATTTTAGGGTTGCCACCATCTTTACCAGCTGGATCTTGACCAACGATTTTCAAAGCATTGTGACCAAGATACTTATTTGTATCATCGATGGTAGCTGTGTAGGTGCTTGTCGTCAAAATACCAGCTTTTCTGATGTCTTGTTTAAAAAGCGAATTTAAAAAGAGATTTCGACCAGAGGCTTGCACGCTCGCAATCTTGCTTTTCAGCTCCTCAGCTGTCTGCGTGAGCTCAGACTTGCTAGCCTTGCCATCAGTTACGTTGGCCAGCTCAGCCAGCCTGCGAGTGGTCGTTTGCTCATAGGTTGCTTGAGCGGATTTCACGCCCGCAAGTTCGGTTTTAGTTGCGTTGAGCGCTGCGACTTGCTTACCGATTTCAGTTTCTTGCTGGCCTTGCTTGGTTCGGATATTCCCAACATCCGAGCGGATTTGGGCAATGTTGCTAGTTAGTTGACTCTGAGCTTGCGTCAGGTTTGCCCTGACTCCTGCCAGATTGTCTTTGACATCTGTCAATTGGGTTTGAGCCGCTGCTACAGCTTTTTTTAACTCTGCGGTGTCAGCTGGGTCTCCTCGTTCTCCCTTTGGTCCTTGCGGCCCTACAGCTCCCTGTGGCCCACGTTCACCTTGAGGTCCTCTAGCTCCAGTCTCTCCCTTGTCACCTTTAGCTCCAGTTGCTCCAGTAGACCCTTTAGGCCCTTGTGGCCCTGGGTCGCCCTTAGCTCCATTTTGACCATCATTGACATTAGTAAAGGTCAGCTGCTCTCTAGCTACTTCTTGTCCTTTTACCAAGGCTATGGCCGTCAAGGTAAGGGATTCCCTCATCCCTGCCGCTGTGACCTTGTGGTTTGGAGCTTGTCCAAAATCCTCGTTATCAATCAGCCACTTCCAGGTACATTCTACGGTCTTATTGCCTTTTTTGAGCGTCGGGAAGACTGTAGATTCGCCCTGGTTATTTTTAAAGATGTGGCCATTATCGGTAGCAAGACTAACTGAATACGGCTTCGCTTCTTCCAGCATGTTTTCTAAACGTTGCTGCAGGCTGCTTGAGACTTTGTTTTCAATCGCTTTAAAGTTGGCAAATACCGTCTTGTTTTCGCCGGTTCCTGTAAAGCTCATAGACTGCTCAAAGACTCGCATCTGAAGCAATAAAGTGGGATAAAAACCATCATCTTCCACTTCAACGGTATCTCCGACCCCATAAGGCAAAAAGCCATCTACTTCATAGGTCACAGCAGGATAGCAATTCTTTTTCAACTCTCTCAGAGCACTAGACCGGATAACTTCTTTACTTGCGGACTCGACCGAAAAATCCTTTCGGATCCATTGGTCAGCCATCGTCCCGCTAGTAAATGCCGCTGGAAACATGCTCATCGATAGGGGAGCGTAGAGCATTTCCCCTCTTTGGAAAAATTCGATTTCCCCTTTTTCATTTTTTATTTCCAGCGCTGGCATTCCCGCGATCGTTACGACTTCGCCTTCTTCTGTCTTACCAGTCGGACGGGTAGCGTTATAAATTCCTGTTGTATCGACCGTACGAGTAAGAGAGCGAAAGTCTCGTCCATAGCGCAACACTTTAGACTGGACTTTCCCCACGCCTTGATGTGTAGCGTCGTTTTTATGGTACACGTTGACCACAAAAGCTTTGATAGAGCTGTCATCATTAAGCCGTGTTTTAAACTCGAGTTCAGCTCCGAATTTATTGGCCAAGGAAAGCAAACGAGCTAGCTTAGTATCCTGACCTTCCCATTCGGCGGTGATTTTCTTGTCAGAGACTTCATTCACGCCAATCTGTAGCAAGGTAAAGTTGAGCAAATCCATAGCTTCGCAATACTCTTTAAAGGACATTGCTTTAGGTGCTTTGTATGGATTTGCATATTCGTTGATCAATTCAAGGTTGAGGTTGACACAGTTGACTTTGATTACTTTCTCGTTTTCAACTGTTTTCCGAACGGTAAAAAGTTGAGTTTCCCCTTCGTACTCAAAAGAGATAAAGTTCTTTTCGCTCAAAAGATTGTAAGCTCGCTTTGAATGCGTATCTGTACTCAAGGTCTTCTTTGCGACTGTAAAATCAAAGGTGGCAGCGCCAGTCTCGAAAAAACGAGACCAGGTGTCGTTAAAATAATTCAATGTAGTCTGCTTGTCGTTGTCGATCGAAGCGACAGGATGCAAGTGAGCATCATGAATTGTCAGTAACATTTATAACCACCTTTCCTCAAAATTGACCGCTACTGTTGGCTTGTTCTTCGCCCAGCTTGAACAGTAAACCTCTAGCTTACTGTTGCCAGGCGGAACTTTTAGCCAGCTTGACCCATGGACGCGGTCGCTGAACTTGTTTAGGCCATCCACGGTAATACCATCATTTTCACAATCTATCACGACCGTTGATCCTGGTCGATACCGATTAGGGACATCACGGATCCCTGTGACAAAATCTTTGCGATATACAAGACTGTCCAGATAAAGATGACTGATCATCGGATTGTTGCTGATAGAGCTGATAATCACTTGGATTTTAGCGGTCTTTATCCCCTTGATTTCAGGAATATGAAATTGTGGATAAGTCCCCCACCAAAACACCTGCACCATGTCGTCACGGCGCTGAATATCAGACCATCCCCGCTCCGCATTAAAGGGGTTGTGATGATCGTAGTGTGTTCCGGTGAATTGCCATTTCTTAACAAGACGCGGTCCATTGTCTCCACGGACCAAGAAATTATACTCACACTCCAGCCCGAACCAGCGCTTGTAGATTTCTACTCCGTAAATAAATCTTCCGGTGCTGTCGACGAAGTTTATTTTCATGAGCCCCATTTGATTCCCTGCTCCGAGCCAGCAAATCTGCCGCCACCAGAGGTAATCGTTTAGCGCTCCTCTTTGACCGGAGCTATCAACAGGAATGTCCCAAGAAATCGTTCCAGAGTTGTTGCCTGGAACTAGAGCCAAATGCGGACGCCCCCAGTTATTTTCAATCTGGAGCGCTCCGGATTCTTTTCTTGCTGCAGCAAATCCTTTCACGATTCCATTGTTCGTCACATAATCAAAAAGGATTTCTGATTGTTTATAGGTTTCTAAATCGGTTTCTTCTCGATTGCCGAGCTCCATAGCGCCGCTAGGATTGACCAAGCCGATATACCCATTTTCTGAGTTGTTTCTGACGGTGACGACAGGAAAAGCGTCAACGTTCCCATTGTTCACTAAATCAAAAACCAGCTTATTCCCCTCTTGCTTAGGGTTATCAAATCGCTTGTAAGTAATAGCGTGGGCCACGCCATCAGGAATCAAAATATCAAACTCCCCTTTTTGAAACCAGCGAGCAACGATGTCCATATCCACAGCTCCGACAGCCATGCCAAGATAATATTTATCAGGCTCATCAGATATCGTGATCCGTACAGGTTTCTTCGTGTTCAAGATGTTTGCCAGAGCGTGTTTTGTGCTTTCGGCATCTCTAGCTGTCTTTTTGTGGATCGCAAATTTTACTTTGATTTTTTTAGGCCCTATTTTCAAATCTTGAACGTTAACGCCTAAAAAAGGAGCGTCATTTGTCGTGACACTCCTCTCGTTTCCGACTGGTCGGATAACTTCAATTATCCGGATAACCTCAGAGAGGTCATGATTGTTATAGATGATTGTGTCCATTACGTTATCCCCCTCATCATGTTATCTAGTAATAACTTATCATTTTGATAATCGGTCATTGGTTTACCGATTTTAGCAACTAGAGCTCCGTCGTCTAGTACCATGTTCACAGGTCGTTTCACGGCTCGTTCAGCAACTTCAAGAGCTCGTTCCACAAGATTATTAGATTTTTCTTGTACAACTTTAACACTGGCCTTGATTGACCGTTCTAGGTCTGACTTGACCTGCACTGTCCTAGACAGCTGCGATTGACCGACTCCGATGATGTCTTCCGGAGCATATTTAAAGGCTCTGATTTGATCATAAACGTCACCCATCGCATCATCTACTTTATGCGCATCCGCCAAAATACCAACAGCCATACCTTCCGAAATGTAACGACCTACATTGTCCCGGAATAGTCGAGACGGCGAGTGAATACGGGCTTTAGCTTGCGCTGCACGTTCGGCCTGTGCCACTAAGGCATTCGCCGCGGCTGTTACAGCTCCTAAAGCTGAGTACATACCCTGAGCTAGTCCTTGGCCAATCATAGCCCCGACATAACGCATAGTCGCGGCTCCAGACATACCAACGGAGTGAGCAGCATTTACTAGAGAGCTCATAGCGCTCCTTACTTGCCCCCCTCCTCCTCGGATTCCTTGGGCGATATTCTGCGAGGTCTGCTGTCCAGTCTGGCGGCCTTGCGAAATCATCTGACTACCAGTAGAGCGGACCACAGAAAGCATCATCTGCATAGAAGACTGAACTTGTGCAGACATTGATGCAAAAGCTGCAATCGCTGATGCCGTGCTTGCCGAAATGGCTGTAATCTGGCCAGAGGCGCTTGCAGCACTTGATCCGACCTGTACAAAGGTAGCAGAAACTATCGTAAGGCTTGAGTTAATCGCTATAACCTGAGCACCAAATGCAACAAATCCCATAGCTGCTTGTAATAAAGCAGGCGTGATCGTCGTTATTTGAGTTCTCAATGCGGTAATAGGGGCATTGATAGCTGATAGACCAGCGATGCCAGAAATGACCTGACTTGCGAAACTAGCAAAGCCTGATGCAGCTGATGCAAGAATTGAAGGTAATGCTGTGACAGCAGTCTGTAAAGATGTAATTCTAGTTGCAAAATTCGTTAACCCTGAAACTGCTGCATTAGCTTGACTTGATACTGTTGTCATGCCAACGCCAAGTGTTTTCATGGCATTACCGGCTTGAGCCAATCCTGCTGATTTACTTGCAATATTTCCAACACCAAGCGCAACCGCCCCAAGAGAGGCGGCCATATCACCAAGATTAGTGTTAGTAATCATAACTACGCCTTGAGCAAGCAGTTTAAAACCTTGACCAGCGCTTAAAGCAGCTCGACCAATCGAATCAAAGATACCAGATATACCGTCTAAAATGGTCCTGACAGCATTCCCAAAGCCCTCTATCACGCCTTTTGCTCCGTCAAGTACGCTTTTAATGACATTGCCCAGCGTTCGGAATAGATTCGCTATGCTGTCTATTATCGGACTTATCTGAGCGACTAATGCCGTAAATGCCTCAGCTATTGATTGCAGCACAGGAGCTAAAGCCTGAGCTATCTGTACGACCGCTGGCATAAATGGAGCCAAAGCCTGCACTATCCTAACAATCGCATCTGCGACAATTTGCGCTACCGTTGTAAACACATTGCCTATAATTTCGACAATCGGTGTCACGGCCTCAACGATGGCTGCGACACCTTGGCTAAAAGCGCTAATCACAGGCGGCAAAACAGAGGCAATAGAGGTTATCGCTTCCCCTAAGGCCGACACAAATGGAGCAGCTGCGCCGAATGCTTGGCCAAAAGCTACGATTAGCGGGGCTAAATTAGCCAGTGCAGACGTCACAATCGGTAGCACACCAGCTACTGTGACAATGGCTTGGGCAAAAGCTCCGATAATTGCGGTCGCTACTGTAGCAAAGGCTTCTCCTACTGCATTGATGATAGCAGCTACCCCTTGACCTTGCGTAGCCAGCAGTGCGAATCCTGCTGCTATGATGGCCACACCAGCTCCAATCCCAACTGCGGCCGTAGCTACTGCTCCACCAAAGGCTAGGATATTGGCCACGCCTGCGGTTTGCAAGGCTGCGCCAAAGGCTAAGATGACTTGTGAAACCCCGCTTAATGCCGCTTTGATGCCAATCCCTATACCGATTACAGCAGATTTGACTGCTCCTCCGATAGAACCGATAACAGAGCTCAAACTACTCAAAATTTGAGCGATTTTAGACCGCCCCTGCGTGATGGCTTCAGCTGCTCCGCTTGCGGCTTCTGTTGCATTCCTTTTGAAGATGTTAAATGGGTTAAAGGAATTTAAAAAGTTAAAGGTTTTGAAGCCAGCAACTAAACCAACCAAACCGCCTACTATTGCCTGAATCGCTCCAGCCGGCAGCGAACTGATAAAGTTAGCTGCTACAGTTGCAGCCTGAGAAAGCCACTTTACCACATTCCCAAGGACGCTAGCAAGAGTGTTTAGCTCGTTTGAGGCGGTTAGACTATTCCAGATATGACCAATAGCTCCTGCAATACTCTGGATAGCGCTGATAAAGGCAGATACCGCCCCAGTGTTAGCAAAGGCAGTCCAAAAGGCCTTAACTTTTCCTGCTAGGTTTGAGATAGTGCTGCTAACTTTTGCTACAATCTTCTCTACATCAATACTCTCAAGGAATTTTCCTAAACCATCAGCCAGCTTGCCGAAATTTATTTTTTCTAGAGCGTTAGACAGGGCATTGACCGCTTTAATCCCAAACGCATTAAGCTTTTCAAACGCTGGCATGAGCTTATTAGAGAGGCTTTCTTTTGCCCCGTCTATAGCCTGGTCAACCGTTTTGAACTCCGTAGCCATCTTTTGGAAAGCGTCAGAGTTGCCTGCACGGTTCATAGCGTCGAAGAAGTCCTCTGTCTTGATTTTGCCGTCTTGAACAGCTGATACCAGCTCAGCGGTAGACATCCCCATCTCTTTAGCAACTGCTGCCATACCAGCAGGAGCTTGCTCCATCATAATCTTAAAGTCCATCCAGGCCACTTTAGGCTTACTTGCCATCTGGGTTGCTTGGGTAGACAGTGATTTCATGGCTTGAGCTGGGTTTTCTGCTGAGGCAGCTAGACCGCCAAAGGCTTTAACGAGGCTTCCGACGTTCTTAGTACCGACCGCGTCCAATTGAGAGTAGGTGCTTGCCATGTCCGAAGCTGAGTAAATCGTTTTGGTTGCAAAGTCCTGCATCTCAGTCTTCGCTTTTCTTATTTCGTCTGAAGAACGACCGAAGGCTTGTAAATTCCCTTCAAAGGTCTTCCAGGCTTTTTGCGAACTGTTCAGCTCTCCGACCATTTCCCGAATACCAGAGCCAACCATACCTATACCGGATGTGATAGCTGAGCTAACCAGGTTAGCACCTAAAACAGACTTAAACACTGATCCGAGCTTAGCGCCGCTTTCGCTCAATCCTCCGAGCAAACTTTTTAATTTAGAGACTCCTGATTGAGCCTTGTTACCATCCATTTCAACCTGAATGACAACCTTACCATCTGCCATCTATACCTCCTTTCTAGTCCCAACTATCTTCTTCGGTTTCATCGTCGACGTCTTCATCAGGCAAACGAAATTCTCTTTGTAATTCACGCATTTTCTCGATGTATTCCTGACTATCGCCTTTTTGTGGCTCATAAGACCGGATTTTTAACACTTCAACAAACTTTGTGCCTTCAGGAAGCCCAACAAGAAGAGAGTTAAATTTCTTCCAGTGTAGCCGCCCGATTTCCTCGATGAGGTCAATCCTATAAGCCTGCATAAACGAAGCGAAGACATAATCGCCGTCATACTTAAGATTGTAAAGTCGTTTATGTGGCTCCTCTGACGATGTAGTCTTGATAACATTCCCGGCCAAGTCATACTCGACCTCATCATCAACTTTTCTGGTCTGAATATGCTCTTCGAAGATTGCCCTAACAATTTCCATTGCTTCATCTACCGTTAAATTCTCAAAAGAGACACCAGTCAGAATCTTCAAAGCGAGTAGCGGGCGCACGATCTCGGGAATTTCCTCATCTCCCCACATCTCAAAAAGTTTTAAGACTCTATCAAACGACAAGAGCAGCGGGAAAATCTGCTCTTCACCTTCGATTTCTAAAACAAGCTCATCTACCAGCTTCCTTGAAATATCCAACATGGCATCATGATAGATACTTCTTGAGGGTATCTTCTGAATTGCGCTCCAGGTATTCCTTGCGGATACCTAGGATAGTCTGGATCAGATAATGAAAAGCGATCGTTGTGTCTTCTTCAGCGAACTGGTAGACTTTGTCAAAAGCATCCGGACCAAACAATTCCTCCCATCCTTCCGCTACAACGGCGCGGCCCTTTGCCGCGATTTCTTCGTCTGACAGACCCTGCAGCTCGTTCCACTGACTTTGTAGGCGCTCATAATACTGATCGAAATTCTTCACTCCCTTGTCATTTGCATTGTATTCAAGCTGAAATTCCCCAAAGTCAATCGGGATGATATTGCTGATTTTCTTAATTACAACCATAAGAATTCTCCTTTCAAAAAGAAAAAGGCGTGATATTTCACGCCCTAGCCTTATCCTGGCACGACAGCCGACTTTTTAGGAGTGCGGCGCCATACGATCTTAAACTTGATGCTTTCATTTTCTGAAGCTTCACCGTCTCCGATTTCGATTTCAGAAAGACGGGCTGGTCCTTCGTATTGGGTCTTTCCTGTAGAATCAACTTCTTTGTACCAAACCAGCAGATCATCGCCCACCGCGTCCTGTTTATCCGCGATAAAATTCTGGGCTTTGTCGTCTGTATCACGCAGACCTTCAAAAGAGCGTCCACGTTTTTTTGATACTACCAATTCTTCGACAGTCCCGTCTCCTGCAAAGTCTGAAAAGTCGTCTGTTTTTTCGTCGTTGTCAGGAGACGATTCTTTAATTCCTTTTGCAATCCAGAGATACTCTTGAGCAGTTGGCGGAGTATCAGGAGTCGCTTCCTTGTATGGTCCGATGTAATGTTTACGTTTTACGTTTTTGTTCTTTACCATCTATTATTCTTCCCTTTCTATTTCAAGGCTGGCAGTAACATCCAGCAAGTAAATGTAAAAGCCTTGTTCGTCCAACTCGTTTAAGTACGGTTTCTTGACTTTAAGGTCTAAAAAGTTATATGAATTATTTTTACTTGGCAATTCCAAGCCAATTTTTGATAAGGCAGTGTTAATCTGCCATAGTGTAGTATCAATCAGTTTCTGGTCTTTTGACTTGATAGCAATTTCAAATGGTAGATCCACAATCTGCGTCCCTGCCATGTCCTCGTCCACCACATCTCCGCCAGGGAGAGGATAGGCAACCAATCCCTCTTTCTCGTCTAAATAGCCATGCTTTGAAGGGATTTTGGTTTGAACACTTTTGATATGCTCAAGCAAGACCTCTGAAAAGTCATTATTCTGCATTATTTCACTCCCATGGCTTTCGCTCCTACCTCTGCCCAATTTTTCGCATATAGAGCTGAGGCTTTTTTATCCCATCTAGGACCCGTTCCAAGCGTCGGCTTTTGGCTCAGTAACCTTTCTTTGTTCGCAAAGAAGAACTTTCTCTGCTTATCTGAAAAGAAGCCTTTCCGTTTCCGGCCGTAGTAAACAATTCTAGCGTAAGGTGTTGCATAGATAATCGAATCTTGTCGAACGTGTCCACTAGACCTCAATTCCCCCTTTCTTTTCGGGACGAACTGCTCCATGTCCAACATTGCTTGATTGGCTATAGCCAGCTTTCCTTTTGCGAAATTCTCCGGAGAAACTTTCTTCTCGATGCCTTTTAAGTCAATCTTAATCGAAACACCACCCATCAAATCACCTCGATTTCGTAAGCCATAAGCTTCTTAGTAAACGGATGATATTGAGGGATGATACTGCGGACAATGTAGAGTGTGCCTTTATCGTCGACAACACCGCCTATAAAGCTCTTGTCGAGCTCTACAGGACAGTATTTATGATATACAATCACCGTCGATGGCTTATTTTCACTCTGATGATTGCCTGATCCGGTCTGAGAAAATGTCCTATCGAATTTGCACGGAGAGAGCAAAAGAGGCTCTGAATAAGTCTCTTTTCCCCAGTCGTCCTTGCTCAATTTTTTTTGGATCGTTACGGAATCCGGTAGCATTCGTTTATCTATCATAATCAACCCTCGCAAAGCCAAATCCAGCCAATCTTAGCCAGTTTTCAGCATCTCTAGACAGATTGTATCTTTCGGCCAACGAAAGCATCTGGGCGCTGTTTTGATTGCCACCGCGATAGCTGACAGAGGTCCGCCCAACGGTCATGCTGGCCATTGCTTGCTTGTCCTCAGCGGTCATGATTCCTGAGCTATCCAAATAAGCAATCTGAAAAGCGGTAGCGAGTTTGACGGCCTTTTTCCTAGCATCATGATCGCTTTCAAAGCTATTGCGAGAGTAAAAATCCCGAATATACGCATTGATAGCGAGTTCTGCACGCTTCAGCAATTTGTCAAAATCGCCATCCACATCAAAACCCAACTCTTCAAACTCATCTTTTGTTAAGTAGGTCATCTACTCACCTCCTCATGAGGCGGTATCGGCCGCCTTCGCATTCTTAGCTTCTTCTTCGATGCGCTCCAGGCCTTCTTCGTCGAACGCAGCCTTATACATTTTATTGATTTTGTCCGCTTCGCTTACTTGCAAGTCATAGACTTTTCCTTCGTCAAAATGACGATCAGATTGGACTAGGTAGAAATTTGCCTTAGCTTTAAATTGTGCCATTTAGTTTATTCCTCCTCATTGCCTTTTTCTAAAAGGGCCGCAAGATCCTTTTTAGTAGCTTTTCCTTCTGGAAGTGGAATAGAGCGCTCTTCAAGAAGAGCTTTTAATTCATCCACAGTCATTTTACTGTAAGGGTCAGAGACAGAATCTTTTTCTTCTTTCTTCTCTTTAAACCCATCAGCAATCAATTGAATTTCAAGTTCACTACCTTCTTGGACGGTGTAGACCTGATTGTCTTTCTCGTACTTCTTCATGTTTTACCCCCTGTTAAGCTGATTTGTGAGATACATAGACACCATCTTTTTTAGTTTCCAGGACAAAAAGGTCGTGGTAAAGACGGTTTTGGTACAGATAGCCATCGCCTTCAGTATGTTGGCCAGGAGCGAAAAGATAGATTGAGTTGAATTTAGCCTTCGCGATAACTGCTGGCTTAGCAACGATCAGGAAGTTGATATCTTTACCATCTGAAGCTTTGACAAAGCCTGTCGTAAAGTCAAACTTAGTTTTGAAGCGCGCATCGTCCCAAACTTCGATGAGTTGAACTCCATCAAGCGAAGTGACACGGGTGTCAATGCCTTGAGGTGATGTAGTAGCGATTGAACGTGTGAATTCTTTAGAGCGCTCTAAGAAGTCCATCACTTCACTAGAAACGTACATAACGATATTTTGGGCGCCGTATTTACGAACCGGCAAAAGGGCAGCTTTCAATTTAGAGTAGATGTTCACTTCTGATAAATCGTCTTCAGACTTAAATTTGGTTGCTGTGATTGCTGTCGTAGCCAGCTTAGAGAAGCGGTAAGCGTCAACTTCAGGAGTTGCGTGTTCAGTGATGAATGTGTTAGATACGTTAGCAGCTGAAAGTTCTTGGTTCGTTTCGTCTACGTCTGCTTTGTCCACGAAGAACTCGACATCACGGTCGAAACCGAGAGTGTAGACTTTTTTGTCGTTTGAAACTGTACCAGCGTTGTAACCTTTAGATCGAGTGTGCGCTTTGTAGCCTGTTACAGAGATTGTCGGCAATTCGAACGACTTAGCACCCAACCAGTTTACCTGTGGTGTTTCCAAAATGCTTGTGAGGGCACCTTGCATCAATTTCTTTTCAAACGTGCCCTCGTGTTTAGTGATGTAGTTAAGTGTCATTGATTATTCTCCTATCAATTTGTTAGTCCTAGAGCCTTCAAAAAGGCATCTTCTGAGTTCGTTCCAGCCGTTGGATTTCCCCCAGCTGAAAACGTTGGTTTCTTCTCCTCGGGTTGCTCTGTGCGACCAAACTGAGGATATTTCTGCAATACTTGGCCAATAGCATCCTCGATAGATACCTCGTCGGATACCAAGCGCGCAGACAGAGTGATGACATCGTCCACAGATTCAGCATTTACTCCCAGAGTCAGAGCTGACAGCTTCGCTTCCAGATTTTTCTTATCTGACAAAACCTGCTCCAGTTCTTTTTCTTTAGTAGCAAGCGCTTCTGACTGTTTCTCAGCCTCACTCTTTTGCGAGTCCTTCCACTCTTTGAGCTGCTGCAGTCCTTCTTTAGCACTTTTGACATCTTCGAATCCTAGGCTTTTGAAGATTTTCTCTTGTGCTTTCTTGGCCTCTTTAGATACAAGTCCGTTCACTTCTTCTTGAGTGAATGTCTTGACAGGTTGCTCTTGAGTTTGTGACTCAGTATTTTCTCCAGCATTTACTGGCTGGTCAGTTTGTGTTTGAATGTCTTCTGGCATTCTTCTGTCCTCCTAGAATTAGGTGTTATCTTCCGTTCTTTACCGCCTGCGGATAAAGGCAAGCAAAAAACCGCCTCGATTTCGACACGGTTTATAGTGGTTTACAGTAATTTATAGCAGTCTTTTCTGCTGGTCAAGCGGTTATCGCCTCACTTCTTTTGCTTTTCTTGCAAAAATGTTGTATACTTAAGTAAATAAAGGAACTGGTTTGGCACCCAATGGCCTATTTTAGGTCGGCGCCTAAGTCAGTTCCTTTTTTTGTGGCATAAATCAAACGATGTCCTCTTTTAACGATTGCAATATTAAGCCCACGACGACCGAATTTGTATATTTCTTCAAGCTGTCGCTCTATTTCTTTATCGCTCAGAGCAGACTCGGTAACATCATAAACTATATTTTCAGCTTGAGTTTTAGCTTTTCTAGTATTTTGATCAAACGTCCCTTTTCCTGAACCAGTTATCTCTTTCAGGTCAAATTTCAACCCGTCGACTAAATAATCTGGGCTCGGGATTTTTTCTGGGAAGTTCACTCGCGGCGCCATTTGGACGTGTTTTCCAAACGTTTTAGACAGCCACTCTCCTACCTCCTTCTCTTTTTGGGAATAATCTAGCACTACATGCTTTCCATCGACCTGATATTTCTGACCGTTATGTTCCCAGAAATTCATTTCTGTGACCTTAGCTTTGCTAGGGTCTACATTTGACAGCCATTTATCCTTTACAGAAACATAAGACTTATTACCAGCAGGCCCGTCGCTTGCTGGTTTTTCGTTTTTCTTGAAGAGTCTTTCTCTAGCCTCATCCCGTTTCAGGAACGAGTGCTTATCGATGTAGTCTTTCAAGGCAGCGTTCTGAGTACCTATCTTACTCTTGTATTTGCCTATCAGCTCTTTATCACCCAATTTTTCAGCGACGTGGAGCTTTTCCTTGTTCGCTCTGATGGACCGCTCTAGTGCTCTCTGCTTAGCCTCTGCGTTGGCGTTTTCGATTGCTTGCTCAGGCGTTATCTCTGCCACGTCCTTGCCTAAATCAGGCTTGTAATTGGCTCCTGGGATGAACGGCGTCAACATGTGACCACAGTGAATACCAAGACAGCCTCCAGGCTTACCATATCCGTAATCTTCCAAAGACAGAATACGCTCGCCATTTTCAGTCCGAGCTGGTCCGTAGGTTACTATCTGATGTTGTAAAGGAGCGCACATCTCACGAGCAGAGCTTTTCTTAGAGTAGTAAAAAGTATCAATGCCCAGCTCTTCAGCCGGTCTCGTTCGCATTTCCCGAAAAGTTCGATAGGTGGTCGTCTTGATAACCATCCGTGCGTAATTGTCTATCTTCCAGTTACGACCAGCGCTATCTTTGAAGCCTTGAAACCCCTTCTCTTGCCACTTCATGACAGTGTCAGAGATAGCCTTATCGGCCGTAGAAAGGCCTGTGACCACTCTAGCGACAGATTGCTCCACAATGCCTTGATAAGCACCAATTACGGCTTTAGGTAAGGTTGTGTTGATTAGATTATGGATATCTCCGACAGCTTGACTAGCATAATCGGCAAGTATTTCTTGAATGTGGTTACTATCTCCTGCGGATCCACGACCTAAATCTTCTAAAAGCTGTTGCTTCGTGTCTGTGTAGAGCTTCAAGCCTTCGTTTTCGACGATATAGCGCAGTTGTTCTTCGGCTACTCCAGAGTATTCAGAGATCAGCTTCAGGTTTTCCTCGTTGAGCATGTGCATCTGTTGCATTTTCTCGAGTTGCCAAATGTACGGTTGTTTATCAAGATAGACCGTGCCACGCTCCGTCACACGTTCGACCACGTTATCAAACAAGTCCAAGGCTAACTGATGATAGATGTCTGCGACATTGCTAGCTTGAAGCATCAGCTGCTCATCGTTAAATTGGATCGGCGGTCTTTTGTTCCCTTTCATTTAACATCCTCTCTAGCAATGTTCCTGGTCTTTCCATGAAGAGCTTAGCAGGGTTTGGAGCTAACGAGAAAATCCTTAAAATTCGGTTCATTTAATCACTCCCCATAGATATCAATATCCTCTTGCGTTCGCTGGCTGTTGGCCGTGTCCATCGTTTCCTGATTGATTGCCTGAATCATCTTCTTAGCGTCAGCCTCTGACATGTTGAAAGCTTTCTGGATAGCGTGAGCCTTGCTGACAATGCCACTAGCAAGCGCCTTGGTCCAATAATCGAGCTCGTTGTTCTTGTCAGTGAAGACTCCGTCGTCAAGATTGATTGAAATCTTCTCCATTTGAGGAATCGGGCCATCGTATAGCTCGTAAAGGCTCCCAAGCTCGCAGATTGAGATAATCAACTCTTTCAGCGATTGCTCGACCAGACTGACAATACTGTTTCTCATTTGGTAAGTATCAGAGTTTTCAGAGACCACCTCTGTCGCAGTCTTCAAGCTCTGACCGTCGAACGTAAACATTCCAGCAGACACGCCCAGAAGCATTTCAAAGAGCGCTAGTCCTTCGTTAATAGTCTTGATGTAGTCATCTGCCCTGATCGCTGTCGTAAGGTCTGTGATATTCCCGCCGTCCATGTCGCTATTTGATAAGCGCAAGTAAACATTCTGCTCAGCATCAAAACGCTTGACAATGTTAATATCACCGTTGTCAGAGACCATTCTAGTTTCTGTCAGATTTTCAGGAACAGCCACTCGCCGCTGGCCCATCTTGACTTCCCACTTGAACTCATCATAAGTGGTATTGATGAAATCAATCGTGCTCTTAGCGTTATCAAAAATAGATAAGCCCAAAGGACTGTTAATGTCCTTGTTATTCATCCCTGGAGGCTTCAAGTAAGAAAAAAGCGGTCTTGTTAGACCGTCAAGTTCAACTTGTTCTTCTAAATCCTCATAGACTTCAGCTAACGGCACACGCCCTCCGACTTGCTCAGAACTTTCAGATCTGTATAGCTCATTTGAAATGATGTACTTTCCATCCTTGCCCCACTCGTGAAACTCAATCAAAGTGTAGTAGATGTTCTTCTGGCCTGCTGATTTAATCGTCTTAGTCACGATAGCAGCGCTTGAAATATCTTGCGTGTTAGACTGTAGTGGTAGAAAGACTGGTGCTTGAATGAATGACACTCGTACTCGTCCATTATCCACATAAGGCCTCATGGCAAGACCACCCAAAGCAAGACAACTCTCGAGATAGCGCTCGAAGTTCTTGTTAAAGCGGTCATTCTTCAAAGTCTCTTGAATGAATGCGTCTGCTTGTTCGTCGTCCAATTTAATCGAAGCCTGTTCGTTAAAGACCAGACTAGCAATCTTCTTGGCAGCGGTCCGAGCAATTGGCAAATGAGTCGCTTCTCTTTGCTTCTTGATGCCGTCAGTATTCGTGTATGTTATCTTTGCAACGTTGCTCTGATAGTATCTTAGGTTCTCGTTGATTCGACGATACTCTGCGCTTGTTACTGCGATTTTAGGATGGTCTGTGATACTTGCGAGACTTTCTGTCGTCATTGCATACTGTCCTCTCTTCAATAGATTTTTGACAAATTGAATAATGCCCATTTATCGGCTCCTTATTGCTAAAAATTAGCGTAACGCTTATAGAATACGTTCACACTATATCTGAATTCGTCCATTGCGTGGTTATCTTTATCAATCGGTCGGCCGTTATCATCACGACTGTAAAGACCAATCTCTTTCAAGAAATAGTAATGGTCGTACTCTTCTTCTTGGTGATTGACAAGTAAGAACTGACCTGAAGAGATGATATTCTGGCCACGCTCAATCCCGACCTCGATACCCTTCGCCTTACTGCTGACATCATGGGCATTGTTCAAAGCCCCTCTTGTCTGAATGCCTAGCTTGTGCAATTCCTCTCGTAAGGATCTACATGCTGGGTCAATCCAGACGTCGGTATAGCGCATTTGATACTTGCTAACACACCACTGAATAAACTCTCGAAGCTCGACAGCATAAGTAGACATAGCCTTTACTTGGCCAGTCTCAGCACCGCTATGATAGTAATGAGCTACACGATTGAGCCTAAAAAAGGTTCTGCCGTCCTCTCTGTGCTTAGTAACGATGTTACAAGACATCGAGGTGGCGTCAGATTGCCCACCATCGCCCGTGAAATACATTTCTATAGGTTCGCCTACCAAGTTATCCTTGATGTTCTTTTCAAGGTCAAATAGGCCGTAAATAACGCCCTGAGGCATGACACGCTGACCAAGCACGTCTCTCTTGTAGAGATAAGGATTCTTCTTCAGCGATTGAATAATAGATTGCTTACGCTCTTCTGACAGAATGGGATTGTCATCCATAGTCCAATGCGTCCAGCGGGTATTTTGAACGTCAAAGACATCCTTAATAACTGGATGTTGTGGAGCTGGTGGGTTGAGGTCAGCTAGATGATATCTGAGCTTAGCAGCCCACGTCCGTCTGAATGCTTCCTGAATAAAATCCATATTCAGCAGGTTAATTTCACAAAAGACCACTGAGCCTAAAGACATACCAGTGATAGCACCCACACTGTTGGCTTTACCGCCTCCTTTGTAGTAAACTCGTTTAGTTCCGTTGGGCGTATCAATTAAGAGGTGGTCTCCGTGCTCATCATGTTTGATTTTGCAATTACCGTCGAAGATATGCATTAGACCTGTACCGTCACCGTCAATGAATAGACGGTAGGCTTGCTCTTGGTTGTATGCAGCTATCAAATGGTTTTCGTCTGGTGACTCAATCAAATATCTTGCATACCTAAAATGACCAGCGGTTGTCTTCCCACTTCGAGGCGTGCCCTCGTTGACCTCAAGCTCATAGTTGAACGGTCTACGAATGATGTTGAGTTGTTTGTTTGAAAAATCAATCTTCAACCTCATCACCACCTTTTACCGCATTTAAGAGAGCTCCCATGAGAGTAGTATCGGATTTAGAGTCTTGATTTCTCTCAATCTTGATTTTGAGCAATTCAATCTCTTGTCTGATTTTCTCGTCAGTCAACTCGAAGTCCTTCCACGCCATATTGTTCATGCCATCCAAAGCTGAAAGAAAGGCGTTTGAATTAGCTTGTCTAATACCTTCATTCTCGATACTTGCTCTGGCCTTGTTCTTCAGCCATTCATACTCATTGAAAGCCTGTTCCCTGGACCATAAGGACATATTAGAGAACTGTTTAAGAAGTTCTCTATACCTTGACAAAACCTTTACATTTTGAAGTAAGACGGCCGCTTTGCTGTCAACGCTACTATCTAGCCATTTTTTAGATGACGGATAAGCCTGTCTATATGCTTGTCTTTGAGATAGTCCGGAAATTATCCCTTGGACAAACAATTCTTGTTTTGGGGTTAATTTATCCACTCACTGGACTACCTCCTTTCGACAAAATAAAAAGCCACTCGTTGAGTGACCGTATGCGGTAAGTGGGTGCCTCCCCCACCAGAGCCTTATATAGCGCTATTTTATCTCTGTCCTACAGGTTAATCAGCCTAAATCTAATTACCGCTCTGCACCTCTATTGTGATAGCTACTCACAGAGATACAACGGGAACAACTGGAATTGAACCAGTGACCTCCTAGGCTTCAACTAGGCGCTCTACCAACTGAGCTATATTCCCTTAAAGAGAGAGGGAAGGACTCGAACCTCCAAGGCCATCACAGCCCCCTGGTATTACAGGTAACCATCTACCAATTCTGAGACCTCTCTTTTCAATTCTTGATACTACCATTCTAGCAGATTTTAGAATTCATGCTCACTCACTTTAGCTCACTTTACCTATGATCGTTTCTTCTAGCTCAGACTCGGCCTGTTTGCGCAATCTGTAATAAGTTGCCTTACTAATTCTCAAATTGTCGCAAATATCCTCAATATAGGTCTTAGTAATGTAAGTCATCCTGAGAATAGACCTGCTCTTCGGATTTTTCAGCTTGTTGATCATTCTACCTAGCTCAAGTTTCCTGTCAATAACTTCCTTTGTATCCTGTTCTATAGCCTGTTTCATCACTACAAGCTGAGTATAAACATCATCAACTTTTCTAGTATGTCCGCCTTGGACTTTTACGTCAGTCCACTTGGGACTTGAGAGCAGACCTGCCTCAAGCTCATTGATTTCGTCAATCCTACTCTGAATATCCATATCAAGATTTTGTAGCTCATTCAAGAGCTCTCTAGCCTTGTTCACTCTCTGTCTCCTTTGTGGTATAATAGTCTTTGCGATATTACTATTAGCTGAGGCAGAGAGTGTCTTGGCTTTTTTTGTTTTTCATCGGTTTAAAATCTTGACCACCTCAGCGATTTCGAGAGGCACACGCACATACTTCTCCTCGTGCGAAAGGAATTTAGGGATTTTAAAATAGATGATTGTTTGATTTGGTGCCCCTTGTTTCATTGTATCAATGTATTTCACCAAATCGCTGTTAAAAGCGGTATTGCCTAACAGGACGAACCTTGGCAATGCTTGTCTAATCAGCTTAGGTCTTCCTGAGTACGGATATTTTCTAGGTTTCATGTTGGCTACCTCTCAATTCCGTAGTATTCATAGCCGCATGGCACGCAGCAAAATCCGTAACTATTAAAATATTCATCAAATAGACCAATTTTACTATCACAAACAGGACAATGTGTTCTACGGTATCTTTCCCCTTTGCTCAGACCATTCAAAATTTTCTTTTTGCGTTGACGTTTATTCAATCGTATGCTCCTTTCTTATTTCTTCAAGTCTTTCTTGTATCGGGTCGATGGTATTCAATTCTTTAAGCCTTGGCCACATTCCGCCTACAAGATTAGAAATGTTTCTGACTTCATTGATTTGTTTAGGTATTTCTTTATAATCCCACCACTCAGAACCATCATATTCTCCTCGCTCTAACCACCAGCCTTTGCCAACAATGACTAAATCGGTAGGAACGTGAGCGGCACCGTATCCGCTATGATAATTCGCTTGCTTAGCAAGTCTCTCGAAATTTTCTTTAGTGATTTTAAAATCTGAACCTTGAATATATCTGACGCCCTCAAACGTTTTGCCGTAGTCTCTTAAAACCTCTAAGGTCTCCTCCCAAAGATTTGTCATTTTACACCTCCTCAATCTCAATCCCTGGGCAATCAAACACCCAGCCAAAGTTAGCTTCTTCCAGCTCTTTGCGAGTGTGAGTTCGCCCTTCGACGATGGTCCCGAGTGTATCAATCCAAATCCAGCTATCGTCATGTTTGATACGAGTCAAAACACCTCCGCTCGAAGAAACATTAGGCATTACAACCTTATACCGCTTCTCTTTCTCGACCTCGTACCCATCAACCCAAGCACGAGCGACTTTGTCGTAAGCATTCTGTTCATTCAGCAACCACTCACTGTATTGTTTATTAAAGTTCTTCTCTCTGAGCGCATCATATAACGTAGCGTTCTGTCCCTTGTAATACTCGATAATTTCCGCCACAAATTGCGGGATTTTGACTTTTTCACGTTCAATCGCTCCCTCAAATTTTCCTTGCTCGAAACCTTCGCGCCATTTTGCATGACTGAAATCCCGCTCAAACTCGCCCATGATAGCTTTCAACCAGACTTCCCTGTCATGCAATGGCAATTCTCGCAAGCGAGCTAGTATGTTCTTAACATAGCGCGGTGCTTCTTCAGCATGCCCGGAAGATGGTTCGTCTAGTAGTTCTTCAAAGATTTCTTTAACATCCTCCCACCAAACCGCATAACCCTGAAAATTCCCAATTATTGTTTTTCGTTCCTCTAATTTTTCAATCAATTCCTGTTTATTCATTAGCTACCTACTTTCTTTAATAGCTCTGGTTGCTCATGAATATTGCCTACAACTTCGTTTTCTTCAACTTCAGTCCACAAAAGCACTACGTCATTCCCTGTGTCAATTACCCAGGCTCCTTCAAGAACCTTGACAATTCCTATCAGTTCCTTATCATACTCATAGAAACCACCTGCTTCATCAGCTCTGCCGAAAAATCTAGTGGTTTTCACAATATCCCCTTCGAATATTTCTTTTCTTGGCTCTGAATTATCCAAAACATCTGTAAAGCGCATTATTTCGCATTTTTCCCAACTATATTCATCATGACAGGTATCACAATCTGAATGCTGGCAACCTCTAACTGTTACAGTCTTATCTCTGTAGTCTATATAGACAATATCTTCAGGCCAAAACATTTTGGACTGCTCTTTCACAAATACTCTTATTTTTAACATCAGTTTCCACCTCCTCTCAAATAATCAGGGATTTCATCCCCTACATTTAAACTCTCGTACTGCTCCTTGGTCACAAGAAACTTTCCGTAAGCCCCTGCTGTGACCGTGTAGCGACCGTCTATGACTTCTTTTCCTGTGATTCTGCCGGGCATCTCTGCACCAGCGTTATCAGCCCTATGAATAGTAATCAATTTTCTTGCTTCAAGCTGCTCCACTCGCTCGTTGAGCCTGTTAATCTTGATGATTGCTGCCATCAAGATTGCTAGCAAAATAACAATGCTGAAAATGTAAATACTGTGCTCTCTCATTTCAAATCCTCCTCAACTTATCTTATGACTTTCCAGACCCCCGAAATCCTGACCATAATTGACAAAATAAGAACCAATCAGGATTGCGTCAGCTTCATCGTCTTTGACGTGCATGTCAAATTCATCAGAAACCTTAGCTACTGCCTGCAGCTTCATTGATTTTTTACTTCGGTCTTTATAGCTGAACTTCCAATACTTGCGCCAAGTCGACACGTTCACGAAGTACACGTTGTCAGCAATCAGCCGGCCAAGAATAATTCCTGTCACAATTCCAATACTGATCATGGACTGCTGATTTGGCCCCATGACTGAGTTCTTCTCGACTACGATTGACTCAAAGGGCTCGTCATATTTCTGCAAGGCTCTTGACTGGATAGCTTTTAGCTGGCTAGCCATGAAACGGCCACGCTCTAAGAAAGACTTGCTTTTGTGCTTTAAGACACCACTCTGGACAAGGTCAGAGCCGTGAAATACGGCCCATCCTGTTGCAGTAGTTGAAATGTCTAACGATAATGTCAGATTGCTCATTCAAGTTCTCCTCTAAAACCGCATAAGTCGAAGAGGTTCTGTTTGTTATTCTCGATAAATTCGAAGAACTTCTGAAGCTCAGTCAAGTTCCGTTTTTCTGCCTTGACTCCCAAGCTTGAATGGTACTCTGTCGGCTCTTTCGGGATTGCCTTCACATCTAACCAATAAAGTGGCTCAAAGATGTCCCCGCTCTCATCAAGAGACGGTTCAGCATCCTGATTTTTAAATTGCATCTGGATATCATACTTAATCTTATTTGTTACTATGATAATCTTATCTATGATTTCAAGGCTGATGGTTGTGCCTGGTATGTCGATTTTGTTTTGCATTTGTTTTTTTCCTCTCTATGCGTGTTTTGTATTTTTGTTGATTTCTAATAACCATTTATCTGCAGCTTCATGGATCTCTTCAGGAGCTGATAAATTGTGTTTTCCCCTAATTTGAACAATTCGGCCATCCTTGTATTCCAAGGTAAAAAACGGCTTGTCTGGTTCATCTTTTGACCTAACGAATATGATTGTTGTTTTGCCGTTTGCATGATCTTGAGTGTATCTAGCGCTGCCAACACAGTGTGACAGTGCCTTCCCTTCCAAAATCAATTCTCCGGAATTATATGCCGGTTTAAAGAGATACCGGCCTACCACTTTCTCGTATTTAGCCAAAGACTTCTGGCGCTTCTCGAACTTGCGCTGTTCAATCTCACTCTTGTGCTGAATGAGCAACTTAACTGCATTGTCATGCGCTTTGACCAAATCTTTTGGCATGATCAGATTGTCAGTATCGATAGAAACATCGAGCTCGTTCAACATGCTGATATAATCTACATAGTAGTCAAAATTGACTTTGTTTTTTAAAAACCAATTCTGAAATCTGTTCATTTTGGCTGCTTTTGGGATTTTGTTGATGTCTTGATAAGTCAGGACTTTTTCAATTCCAGGGACAAGCGTGCCGCCTCGTGATTTGATGCGGCGCTCCAGCTCATAGTCTCTGAAGGACCTATCTGTATTTTTGAAAAATCTCTTATTTTCGTGGAGCCATTTCTTTGTTACGACACGGCAATCAACCGCTTTTCTCACATGCCATCCGTCATATTCCGTAGCATCATAAGCAAGATCCGTGGCCATTCTCCAGGCATTTATTTTCTGCAAGAACTCGATTTCGGAGCGGTATTTATACATATGTGGCAAATGGTAGTAGCCCAACCCATGAGGAAATTCCAAATATTTCAGTTCAGAAATCTCTCGAATCTTATTCTCCCAGTTATTTTCAAAAAATACTGTCCCTGAATAGGCTCCTTGGCCTGAAAAATTAGGAGTCAGCCCAGGCACATAGACTCCATGCCGTTCGGTTAACTGTATCACCCGATTTTCGCTCATCTGTTCAAAATTTGTCAGCTGCATCCTGATAGATTGCTTGCCGTTTATATATCGCGACCAGAAACCGTAAGATTGAATTTCAATCCGTTTGCTCGTCACGAGGATAATTGCGAAACTGTGGAATTTATCATAGAAATCCAACCTACTCGACTTTGTCAGACGTTTTTCTATGACCCTGCAGCCTTCACGGTCGCTTTGAATAGTTTGAGATTTGTTAGACCATTTGATGGTCGGGATCTGCGAATAGCACCAGTCAAAGAATTTCCGGGGCGGTTTCAAACGCCCATCGATTATTTTTTGATTTTTTGTCATGCTAATTCTCCGAACAAATCCAGCTGCCCATCAATCACTGTTTTTGATTTTTTGGCCTTTTTAATTTTTGGTTTTTCGGGCTTTTGGCCAACAACCACGGTAGCATGGATATCCTCGACCTTTTTGGCTTTGCCAGTAAAATACTTATAGACCCAGCCGAATACAGTAGAGTCGTCTACCATCGCACAAGATCCTGACTTATAGCTTTTAGCTTGGTTAGCACAATATTTCAAGGCTTCTTTGATAGATTTCTTGTCGGCCAAAACTCCTTTGAAAAGTTTTTCGTCTTCTTGATCACAAATCCAATTGTGGATAGCATCCTCGGCCGGTCCATGATCTTCCTTCATTTCCTCTAGCAACTTGGCCAGGGCTTTTTCTTTGATTTCATTCATGTTATTTCAAAAAAACGCGACTGCCTTTGTGGTAATTGGCTAAATACGGGCAGTCGCTCGTCTAAGGTCACACGACCGATTGACGTTTCTAGTTCGCTTTTATCGTGGTTCACGGCACGTTGGTTTTGGGTTATTTCTTATCTTTTCTGGCGTTGCTTTCGCCGATAAAATACCCTAGCAAAAGCCAAACCAGCGCCATGCCAGCATCTTTGATAAAATCAATCATTTTCTTTCCTCCTTTTTCTAAAAGATTACTACCCATTTTTCGGTAATATGATGGGTTCTTGCATATTCTTTCACAGCCATTTCTTCGGCTTGGGTGCGACTATATGCCAAAACATGATAGAAAGCCTGTGTCTGTCTATTGATGCCCCAATTGCACCTAATCTCATAGAATTTCAACTCTTTATTACTAGACCAAAAGTGGGGTGCTCGCTTGCCTAGCTTGTATGTTTCTCTATCGACTCTCATAATTTTGGGATCAGTCATCAAATCACCTCGACACGCTGGGTCAACGCCTTCGTTTTGCAGTATTCGCAATGACCGCACGGCTTCGCTTTCTCTTCACCTCGCTTGACCTTATCCAAACGCTGGATGAGCATAGATAGCTCAGTCAGCTCATAGCCAAGTTTCTCTTGGGTTTCAAAGACAAGGGCTCTGGTGTCAGGAGTTGGCTCTTTCGTCACCGCGTAGATAACAGGCGTGAACTCTTTACCGTACTGCTCTTCCAGCATTTTCTTATACGCTGCCATCTGCAAGACATAGCCCCAAGCCTCGAACCAGCGGACCTGAATATTTCGGCCGCTTACTTCATCCTGGACCCATACCATGCTGTCAATGTCTGATTTCGTGGTCTTGATGTCCACAAAATACCCTTTTTCGACATTGAGACAGTCAATCTTGCCTTTAAATTCCACACCTTCGATTGAACCTGTGACAGCAACCTCTTTCTGGCCGACATAGTAATCCATAAATTGCTTGTCAGCTTCCAGCCGCTCGATCATGCGCTGGCCAACTAAAAAATCTGATTTTAACTGACCTTTGGTTTTTCCAGCTTTTGAAATCATGGCATCTGCATTTTCATCCATGAATTTCTTATGGGCTTCTGGACTTTCAAAGTAGCTGTGAACCATGTTTCCAACCAAAAGAGCCGTGTTGTCTCTTTGGTCTTCCCATTCTCCTTCTAGCTCAGCTAACGCCCGTGCTTCGCACTCTCTAAATCGCTTATATTGCGAGATAGACCAGTAGCGACGTGCAGAAGCTGCTGAATAGTAATCCTTACCAAGTAAATCCATTGTCATTTCATTTCCACCTTTTCAGCCTTACTTTCCGTTCCAGGCATTATCCGGACAATAATTCCTAATTCTTGAGAAATAGTCTTAAATTGTTCTTTGACTTGACGCATGTTTTTTTCAGGGAAAATAATTTCCATATTTTGATAGCGATAGCCAAATTTTTTATCCACATCACCAGAAGCCGTATTTTGCGATTTTTGACCAGTTTCTTGTCCTGGGGTGTAATTCCCCTCTGAAACTGTTTCAGGTTTAAACTCTGGCTGATTTTGGGTGTAGGATTGATTCTGAGTGTTTCGCTCTGCTTCTGCTTGCGCTTGTCTGAGCTCGTCTGCATCTGCGTGTAGGATATTGATAACATCCAGAGCGGAGCGACCTTCATTGAGCAAATCAACATATTTTTCAGGATTCAGGCCTTTGGCTTCTGCGATAGCCGTCATTTCTTCGATTCGCTGTTTCAGCTTTGCTTCCGCTTTTGCGCGATCTGCCAGCTCTTTATCATCAAGAATCGCTTGCAAGATATCAGCCAATTTTGCTCCTTCGTCATATCTGCGGATGTAGACAGCAGGACCAAAACCGGCCTTGGCAGCTGCTTCTGTAATCTGGATAAGCCCAGCTTCACGTTGTTGCTTCTTTGCAGCTTCTTCTGCTACCAGATCATCAATCAATTTCGAGGTTGCTTGATTGATTCGCACGTTGTCGGCCATAAAACATTTCTTCTTGCTGAGGTCATCAAAGTAAATAGCAAATAACTTGATATCAAGCTCTATGCCGCTTTCTGCGATTGCTGCTTCAAAGGCTTCTTTGACAGTTTCCTTGCGGGCTTCTGTCGCTCTCTCTTCAAATTCTTTAATCTGATTTTTTATGTCAGTCTGCAAAGTTTTGATAGGGTCTAATATACTCTCTACCCACGCCTTTGCTTCATCAAGAGGTTTAGAGTATTCTGAGAGCTGGCTTTTAAGCTCTTGTTCAATCTGGCGCTGAACTCGCCCTAACTCGTCTTTAACCTTGGTATCATCCGACAAAGTTTCTTCTGTCACGATATAGCCAGCATATTTCTTTTGATAAGCTGCTAAAGCTTGTTCCAAAACTTCCTTGCCTTGGATTTCGATTTCGGCGGCCTTTAGAACGAAGCCGACTTCCAAATCCGTGACTGGAACGAGTTCAAGGCTATCCGTTACATCTTTTAATTCTTCAGTCATTTTAGAAATCCTCCCCTTCCAACATGTCCATTTGGCCAGTTCCTGGCTCTTGGTCGATTACTTCGCCTGTTTCTTCGTCAAAATCTGGAATTTCTTCAGCAGGGTAGCTTGTGTCCGTGACTGTCAACTCTTGGTTGATGACCTCTTTTTCTTGAGATTTTTCTGCTTCAGGAGTGGCTTGCGTTCCTAGGATACCGTCCAATGTCTCCGCTGATTGTTCTGGTGTAACGTCCTTTGTTTGTCTGCCGTCTTCGTACTCGTCAGCGATTGTGTTGTTGATGGCTCCAGCGAGTAGGTCACTATCGTCGCTCGTATTGATAAAGAGTTTGGCAGCTCGGTTGATAACTGTACGCATGGCCATCTGATCCGGAAAGTCAATCTGCACATTCTTTGTCTTCGCCTTAGACCAAGATTTGTCAATTTGAGCTTTCGTCATGATTTCGAAAAACTCATCACCATCATTTTTTGAAATAATGCAGTACGCTGCGATGATAGGTTTGTCAGCATTTCGCCAATCGGTCACATGTTTGACCAATTTCTTCCGTCCATTCTCAACTGCTATTTCTAGCTCGTCGCCTTCATAGACGACATTAGCTACGACATCCTTGATATCTTGCAATTGCTTGATTGTCTTCACGGTTCCAAAATACGACATTCTTAATTGCACCTCAGAACCATATTTGATAAAGTAACATTGTTTTTTAGCGGGACTTAACCCTTGGGTCACCATTTCCAGCAATGCATTATAAACACTATCTTGTGTACATTGCTGAAGCAAATTTCCACTGCTGGAGTTTTTCAGCGCATAGTAGGCCGAGCTCAGGGCGTTACTCACGCTGTAGTTTGGAGCAATCAGCAACCCCTCGCCTTTCATGGCTTCGATACGGTTAGCTACGTTTGATGTAACTTGCTTCTGTGTCAATTCATTCGTCATTTTCTTCTTCCTTTCGTTTTTCTAAAATTCCAATTCTCACGCTTCAGGCGCTTATTTTCGCTTCGTAGCGCTAGGATTGTGTCCTGTTGTTCGTTGATGATCTGGCCGAGCTTCTCGCCTAAATTAGCGTAGGCACTGCGCCATTCAGCGATTTCTTCTTCTATTAGCTTCATACTTCGTCACCTACATAAACCCAGCTGCTGCCGTTCCAGACCCAATTTTCAGGATCAGGGCGTTCTGGTTTTTCAATTGGTGGCTGCAGCGCGTCTATCCTGTCGTAATTAAACATGAGCGTACACCTTCCCGAGCTCGAGTACTCGCTTCACATATCTAGCCTTGGATTCTAGCCCAAGATCCAGCAATTCGTTTTTTTCTTCGTGGTTAGCCAACAGCCACACACGATTTTCAAGCTCAACTCTCGTCATCTTCTTTCGCCCCTTCTTCTACCTCTTTGACCATAGTCTTCTTCAAGCGAGCTGTCGCTTCGTCAACTGATTTGCCTTTTAAGACATCGTCTAAAAGATGGCTCGCATCATGCATAGCCTGAGCTTTTGCTTTGGCTGTTTCGTTTTCTGGGAAAAGGCCTATTTCTTGGCCGAGTAAAAAAGCAAGGCTGAAATCGTGCATTTCTCTTTGCAGTTGTTTTACGTGGTTAAGTGTTCGTTGTGCTTTAAACATATTATTTCTCCTTTGCAGCCAACAACTCTTGGTAGAGTTTTAGCAATTTTCCTTGACGTTGCCATTCATCAAAAAGGTGTCTGTACGCCTTTCGAGTCTCTATCAAGTCGTCGTTTAGTTCAATTGCCAACGATCGCCAGCGCTCGGCTTCATCCGGCAGAGTGAGAACCTCTGGTTCTTCCGTGAAAAAGTAATTTTTAATTTTGTCAATTAACCTCATTGATTAAATCCTTTCTGTATAGATGCCTTTTGCTATAACTAAGTAAATATTTTGGTTTGCTAGTGGCTAGTGATTTTTAAATAGCTGTTTTTTGCCAATTTCTGTGATACCAATCAATAACAGCATCCCGTGGGTATTTCTCGCGCTTTCCTTCGATTCTTGGAAAATCCTTGTGACAGTTAAATCGCGAATCGAATGTGCCTGTATCTCTCGTGCCCAGAAGCATTTCTGAGCATTGAGATTTATTTAGCTCCATTGGAAAGTGTCTTGTTTCATCGGTCACAATCGTCATGACCTTTAGCGTTCTGTCCATCAATCCAGCTTCAAACTGGTCTAATAATTGATTCATTAAGTCATTCATGATATAATCCTCTCGTAGAATATTTGTTGTGCGCCTGATTGCCGTCAGGCGCTTTTTGTTTTATCTTAGTTCATCTATGCTGATTTCTAATGCATCAGCAATTTTGCAAATATTTGGCCAAGACAGATATTTTACCTTTCCTGTCTTTAGGTCAGAAAAGAAACTGCGATTAACTCCAGACATCTTAGATAATTGATTGCCGTTCAAATTTCTTTCCTGCATGATTCTGTTTAATTGTTCCCACATTTTACACCTCTAACCACTATATATTGTTAAGCAAATATATTTAAATAACAATATGTTGTGCATTTCTGTTATCTATGTTATAATCATTCTTGACTAGGACCTCTCACCGTTTTAGTCAAAATTTAAACAGAAAGGAGGAAAGGCTATGAGTAACAACTTAGAAAAATATGACATTATACTAACGCATGATATTATCGCTAAAGACACAGGTCATAAATTGATAATCCAAACAGCTGCAGGGCAATATATTGGCGAACCTTATCCTGATAGCGCTGATTATCCTGAGGTATCTGCAATTGCTCAAGCGATAAAAAATCTTCGAGTTTCTGAATACGATGAAAAAAATCCAACAGCAATCTTTTTAGTAGATGTTGAAGTTCGCACCAATTCAATCGGTGGACCATTCAAAATGCCATACATTTGTCTATTTTTAGATCAGATATTGGGTGTTTCGATTGGGAAATTCGAAAAGCCAACTGAAGAATAGCATCTTTATCTATCGTAAAGTCTATCGATTGACAGATAGGCTTTTTTCTTTTCCCACTATAAGGGAATCGTCTTGGTTTCACTCCTTCTCCTTTCCTATTTTGCAAAGTCCTAAAATTGAAATTTCTCTCTTTTATTTATTTAGAGGAGTAGGACTTGTTGTTAGTTAATATTTATTGTTATTTAATACTTGTTGTTAGTTAATATTTATTAGTGCCTTATTTTACTTATTTGTAAAATACAGATTTGTAAAATACAGATTTGTAAAAGTCGGAAATGTAAATATCAAACTGTGGATAACTTTTGTAAAGCATCCTCCAATCTCTGCAACATAATCTCAAATTGAAAATCGGTAATTTTGATATCTGAGAAGAATCTGAAAGTCTGAACTCCTCGGCCTCTACCAAGACTTTTTTTGACAACTCGCATATAACCAGCATCCTCTAGTTTTTTTAGATGACGGTCTATCATGTCGCGACTAACATTTAATCGTTTAGCAATTTCCTCTGGATAGACTAGCCAATTCTCTTTATTGCTGAGAATAACCATCAATATCCCAATTGTGGCAGGTTCAAGTTTTGGATCTCTCAAAAAATCATTTTTGACTGCTGTATAATCATCCGTTGCATTTCTGAAAGATTAGTTGAACATTCAAGTTTTTAAAACTTGTCATACGCTCTCCTTTCTAAATTTGGTATAATAAAAATAAAATGATTGGAGAAAATTTATGAATAATTTCAGTTTTATAGAAACGCTTGCGATCGCTGCCATACCTGCCTTTGTTTCTGGTGTGTGGTCTTACATCGCCGCTAAAGGAAACAGCAAGCACGAAATTGATAAAATTAACATCGCACACTTACAAGAGCTTGAAAATATCGAAAATCAATTTAAACAGGATATGGAAAAAATGCAAAAGCAACACTCACAAGAACTTTATTCGCTGAAACAAACTCACGAATTAAGATTACTTGAACTCGAAAAAGTATCACAACTAGACACTCAAACTGACCAAGGTTTAAAGTTAAATGACCTAATTTTTAAAGCTATTTCAGGAGAAATATCTGCAGATTTAGCAATAAAAAATATAGATACTCTCAGTCAATTCGCGAACAAGCAACAACCTTCCAATCTTCAAAAACAATTTGTGGAAAAATTATCCAAGAAAAATCACAAATGATACTCTTTCTTGATACGATCTATCTCAGAATTAAACCACACTTTGTGGTTTTTAATTTTCTTTTTTAGATGATGTCTACCAGCTAAGTAAGCAATTAAATTCGTGATAAAACTAGCAATCATTGATATGCCTAGTATAGTAAGAAAAGATTCATTCATGTTTACTCCTCTCTATGCTATTCGGTGTTCCACTTCGGGAACGTTATTGTCAAAAAAAATAGTAATCTTTTCCATAGGCAGACCAAAAATCAGAGTGATTTTGGCCAATTCATCAGCGCCAATAGAAACAATTCCGTTTTCACGCTTCGCGTAGGGTGTTCGTGTTTTCCATCCCATGCGGTGAGCGACTTCATCTTGAGTCATACCGCTGGCAATGCGTTCAGCTTTTAATCGTTTGAGATTGACTGTCATTTCGTGTACTCCTTTTTATTAGTTTAGTTCCCGTTTTGGAACGATTTCATTATAACTCCGACTGTTCCACTTTGTCAACTATTTTTAGCAAAAAATATCAAAAAAATGTTTTTTTGTGTTTCTCTTGTATATTTTCGGGAACGGTGGTATAATGAAAATACCAAATCAAAGGAAAGGGAAAATATGAGAACCAACGATGAAATCATCTTACTTATTCAAGAGAATATAGATGAAAAAGATATTTCGATGAGCGAGTTGGCTAGACGGGTTGGAATTGCCAAGTCAACAATGTCAAGATATTTCAATAAGACAAGGGAGTTTCCACTTAACAGAGCGGATGACTTTGCTAGGGTTCTAGGGATTACCCCAGAATACTTGTTGGGTATCCAAAAAGAAAACAAGAGAGCTCCGTCTGAAATAGTTACAATTTATGAAAAACTAGAGCAACCTAGGCAGGAAAAAGTCCTTGGCTTTGCTAAGGGACAACTTGATGAGCAGGAAAAATCTAAGGCTGTTTCTATATTCGAAAAGGTAAGCAATGAAGATTATATCATTGACTACGTCGAGGGCTTGGTAGCTGCAGGCCATGGAACATTTCAGGAAGACAATCTGCACATGGAAGTTAAGCTCAGAGCTGCTGACGTGCCAGACAAGTATGACACTATCGCTAAGGTAGCAGGTGACTCAATGGAGCCGTTGATAGAAGACAATGACCTGCTCTTTATCAAAGTTACTAGTCAAGTCGATGTCAATGATATCGGGATTTTCCAAATTAACGGTAAAAACTTTGTCAAGAAATTAAAAAGAGACTATGATGGTTCCTGGTATTTGCAAAGCTTGAACAGCGGATATGAGGAAATTTACTTGACGGAAGACGACGACATCCGTACAATCGGAGAAGTCGTAGACATCTATAAGAAAAATAATTAAGTCTTTAGGAGGATAATATGAAAAAGTGGCAAAAACTTGTAGTAGGCTTCTTAGCTTTAGCTTTCCTTGGATGGATACTCCAACTATTGGGAATTGCACCTAAGTCAACCCCATCTAAATCTTCTACCACCCCAATTGTACAGCAAAGCACAAAGAAAGTGGCAGAAAGTAAGCCTGAAAGTTCAGAAGTTACAAAAGAAAGCTCATCAAGTACAGAAACTGTTGAAAAATCGTCAGATGATAATAGCTTACCAAAAGTCAAAACCGACCAAATGGGTAGTTTCATTGAGTATTTAAAGCAAGATTTGACAGATAAGGGCGTAGACATCAGTACATATACTTTCTACAACCGTGATACAATCTTATATGTTACTGTACCTAATGATTATAAATACTACAATCGGACGGACTTGCAAGCGTTCGCTGATGGCTTTAAGGAAAAAGTTCACGAAGCTTTTAACGTCTGGGCGGGGATTAACGGTGTTGACTTCAAGTCCTATCCAATGTTCCACATTAAGACAGATGACGGTAACTCTCTTGTCTCTCAAAAGATGAACGGAGAGATGGAAATAAAAGTAAAATAACGACAAAACAAAAAAGCCCCACGCTCTCAAACTTTGGCGAGTCTGAGCGTAAGGCTGACTTACAAGAAAGGATTTTCAAAAGATAGTTTCTTTTGAGCTCTTTTCTTGTACCTATTTTATCAAGAAATGAGGTGAAAAACAAGATGGCATATTTTAGAAAAAGAGAAAATGGCTGGGAATACCGTATCTCTTACAAAGAACCTGACGGCAAGTATAAGCAGAAATCAAAATCAGGCTTTAAGACCAAAAAACTAGCTCAAGCGGCAGCAAGAGAGATCGAAGAGAATCTAACTGAAAATATACTGATGAACAAAGACGTCACGCTTTATGATTTTGTCAAAACCTGGTCTGAAGTATATAAGCGACCACACGTCAAGGATAAGACCTGGGATACTTACACCAAAAACCTCAAGCACATCAAGACCTATTTTGGAGATTTGAAAGTAAAGGACATCACTCCGCTTTATTATCAAAAAAGGCTCAATGAGTTTGGTGAGAAATACGCCCAAGAAACCCTCGAGAAATTCCACTATCAAATCAAGGGAGCTTTGAAGGTAGCAGTCAGAGAACAAGTGATCAGCTACAACTTCGCTGAAGGTGCCAAAGTCAAATCACAAATCGAAAACCGAGCTGAAGAGAACGACTTCTTGGAAGAAAGCGAGTACAAGGATCTAATTTCGTCTACACGCTCGAACATCCAGTACGTGTCCTATTTCACCCTCTACCTGCTTTCAGTCACTGGCATGCGATTCTCAGAGGCTCTGGGGCTGACATGGAACGATATAGACCTGCAGAACGGGATAATAGACATTAACAAGAGCTTTGACTACTCTAAAACGCAAGATTTTGCTGGTCTAAAAAATGAGACATCAAAAAGAAAAGTCCCAATTGACAGGATCACGATTGAGACTTTAAAAACTTATAAAAAAGAACACTGGCAAGCAAATATTAAAAACAGGGTATGTTTTGGCGTTTCAAACTCGGCTTGTAACAAGCTCATAAAAAAACTGGTAGGCAGGCCTGTCAGAAACCACAGTCTAAGGCATACTTACGCTTCTTACTTGATATTCAAAGGGATTGACATTGTGACCATATCAAAGCTATTGGGTCATGAAAGCCCAGATATAACCCTAAAGGTCTACTCGCACCAGATGGAAGCTCTGGCGGATAAAAACTTTGAGCAAATAAAAGAAATATTCCTTACTGCTTAAATTTGGGGCGGATTTGGGGCAAAACCCCCACAAAGCCCGATAAATCAATAGCTTTTAATCCGTCTACCGCCTTT